ACACTTAAACTCATCCTTCTCTAAATCTACTATGACATTTATGATCGGCATTACATCTCTGGGCTTTGTGTTATCTTTATAGTGCATGTCGTACATATGTGCAGATACAAACTGTATCTGCGTTTCCTCTAAGTAGGCATAGGGCGCGAAGCCGCGTTCTTTCATTTTATCCTCTACTATTTGCTTATCTAACAACAAGACCATCTCCTAGTTATTATTTTTATTGCCTTCCTATAATGTCTTCTACCAATCACTCCGATCGTTCTCATTTAATAGCCCTTGTATTTAAGATACTGAATAAATATCTTGGGATGATTAACATACATAGAGCAGAGTTCATACAGATCGTACATGTCTTCCCCTTTCATCTTTAGTAAAATTCTCACGATACCTTTGTTTAGCTGTCTCTAACGCCTCATTGTGTGACATAGACTACACCTCCTCCCACCATCGTCCTGGTCCCATAATATGTAAGCAATCAGGGCAGAAAATATCTCTGCCCCAGTCAAACGACATGATCTCTGGGTCTGTTTCAAGCAACCCAGTATAATGATCATCAGTTTCTTTGCCACACACCGTATGAAGTTCGTCCTTCATCAAGTGAGAGACAACTTTCTTTGCAGAGATATCATTCTTGTAGAAGTATTTCATCTAATTAACCCTCCTTATTTTAGTAAGGCAATAAAAAGGATCGCCATTTTCAACGATCCTTAAAAACACTAAGCCGAAGGCTATATTTCTCTGGATACTTGAACACCATGATTAGATAGATTAGTTTGAGTAGCTTTGATTATGCAAAAGAGACCTGGCTAGACTCTGGTGCTCTGATTGTGCAGAAGAGAGGTTGATTGTGCAAAAGAGATGCTGGTTGTGCAAAACAACTGCTGATTGATTGTGCAAAACAACTGCTGATTGTGCAAAAGAGAGGCATTCCCCGAGCACCAAAGCTTCCCGACCAGGCACATTATGCAGGGCCTATACGCATGCGCGTAACGAGGCCCTGTACCTCTACACAAAAGACACTAGGGTGCCAGTCATTATCCATCTCCACCAACAAACAGAAGCAGTCCTCTACTAACTTCAAAGCATCTACTATGTCTTCACGCATGCATGTTATGCTATGGTCTACACCTGCTAGAGTGAGACCATCATTGCACTGAGATATCTCCCGGGCGAGCACTCCATGAATTACATCTATGGGAGACACTACTTCATATACTGCATTCTTATTATGCACTTTTATCAACCTCCTGAGATTTAGTATGCTACCAACATCGTGAGTTAGTAGCAAGTTTGTTTAGTATGCGTTCCGACGCAACACCACCTTTGAAGAATATACATACACATAGGGTGAGATTGTTAACACCAACCAGCAGTATTACCCAGTTCAGTATAGAGTTAGCATAGTTAGTATTAACTCTCTCACCGGCGCTACACCAAGATATCTACACAAACATGCAGATATCTGACAATCTTAACATTGTTCGTCGTACTCGGGCTCGTAGGTCATGACGTATTCGACTATCTGCTTGATCTCATCGAAGGCCTTCTCTGGCCACAGAAACTCGTGGTTAACAACATCGCTAATCTTTTCAAACGCTTCTTCCTTATTCATGTCTGTACCCCTTTCTAATTTAATTAGTCTTGATATACTGGAATGGTAAGATCGTTACATCCAGGTAACCTACTTATCCCAGCCGTCACCAAACGGAGGCTCGTCCATGTTCTCGTACAGGCAGCACTTGAGACACTGATCAAGATGCTCCTGACTACCCCTACAGAGCGGGTATGGATCATTATTCGACGTATAGCAATCAGGACATTCACTGACAATCCGGGAACCGTTCGCAAACACAAAGCCACGGTCTTTCAATTTAGTCGGCCTCTCACCCGACTGTGTCCTCACTGCATAACCAGAAGCTCTACTCTGGATAGAACTGTTGACCATAGCTGAGCAGGATGACCTGACAATTGTTGTTGATACACACTGGCTTCTTATGCCAGTATGATACTCCTATCTCTGTCAAGGAATGTTCCAAACCAGAATTGCAAACATCTCTAAGAAGAAACAGGGATAGGAGTCTGCAAACACCACTGATGAGAAATGCTACATACCCCCCCCTCGTATACGATCTCGCCGCCGAAGGCGACTGTACAGGAAACAGTCGCCGGAGGCGAGGTGTTGCTAGAACTTTCTTGGTATGAAAGTCTGACAGAACTCCGCCCTTTCTCTCATGGCATCAAACTCCATTGACACCACAGATCTATACTGACGACGTTTATCATTAGCAGATGGATCCGTAACGAACCCACCTCTGACAAACGCCATACGGTTTGAGTTGATCATCTTAGCAACAGAGTTGCACACGCAGCGTTCTGTTGCAGATAGATCAGCCCATGCTGATTTCTCTGGCTCATCTTCCATATCGCACCCTTTGCAGGAGCTATACGGAATGTGCTGCATGCTCATCCAGGGATCATCCCCAGACAAGGCTTTGTCATATGCTAAAAAGTGTTGACACATACTGCATATTTTCATTAGACTCCTTTCAGCCAGCTCCCTCATCTGAGTGGAGACTTACAGCTAACACCATTGACAAGCAGATAGAGCTCAAGATTGCTCATATCTGTCACGTCAACGTACTCACCGTCGACGAACAACATGATCCTGTCATCCATATCAATCACCTCCTCTCTAGTGCTAATAGGCACTATAAAGGGCAGGAGTTCATTCTCCTGCCCTCTGGTAGCACCGACTAGCGGTTGTTGAACGCAGCAACAACCTCGTCAGTAATTCTGTCACCAAGCGACTTGGTGAACCCAGTGAGTGACGCATACTGAGTCACACCTTTGGCATCCTTATAGCTCCGGCTGGGAGCCATGAGCGCAGTCCACTTGGTACCCTTCTTGCTGGTGAGCTCCCTCAGAGAGAAGCCCGTCATGACCATCCCCTTGAAGATGAGGGTGGTGAAGGCCAGCAATGTGTCACTGGTATTGTTGGCAGGTGTATGAAACGACACACCTATCAGCCCTGCACTACTCTCAGGGATTAATACGGTCTCCTTCCAGTTGACATAGACACCAGATTCTGTTGCCACGGTATGAACCATAGCGGTCAGTTTCTTCATGTCTACGGAGGCTACTACTGTGTTGGTGTTTTCCATTTGAACCCCTTTCTGACCGTCTGCTTCCTCTCATGAGTGAAGGCTAATGACGATCGCAGCACCCTATTTCAAGGCACTATAAAACCCAGGACCTTACGATCCTGGGCTATGGTAGTGCACTGAACTACTCGTCTTCCTGAACAAGGTGGCCAACGCCGATCACATCGTCGACCATGTAGCTACCATCCACATCATGGATGAAAGCATTGACCATCTGGCAGCGAGAGAACCACTTGCACTCGCCACCCTCGTCAAAGCAGATGCCATCGCAGGAAGCCTGATATGCCTCCTGCTCACGTACTATCTCATACATCATTGGTAACATGTCTTCCTCCACAGAGAATAGAGGCCTCTCACCCTCTCAGTCTTCACTGTAATACTGGACAATCTATTCCCCGGGGTATACAATAAACACGGGTGTTCTATCTACCGTTAACAAACGGTAGGCAGACTGGAAGCTTTTGCGGAGCTGCCCAGTCTTAGTAAACCAGGCGGCCGGGACTCTAATCTCCCGGCCATTTTTAGTTATCACCATGTCTGCAATAGGACCAGACATGGCCAACCGAGGCCGTTTTGGACGAGACCCATGTGTCATACCATGAGCCCCTCTTGCAATCAGTCTCATTTCTTTTTGATCCTGTTCCCAATCAGTCATGTCTTTACCTCCACAACAATCTCCAGAGCCTCTATCTACTCTGGGATTAAAGCAATCAGAACACACGCTACAACAAAACAAAATCCTAACACCTCTGCTAGGTGCAGTATAGCCATATCAATCACCTCCTCTCTATTAATGAATAGACTATTTACTGATTCTTGATACAAGTCCGGCATACATCGCCGGACTTCCATGCACAACCAGAGCACACGTTACCTGCCTCTGCATCCTCTATCATCTGGATGAGAGCCAGGAACTCTGCTGACTTCTCCATGTGTTCACCTCCTAGACAACGCAAAGTACATCTCCTTGAGATGTCGATCAGGAGAGCAGTTTAACGCCATGCTCAGGGCGTAATACTAGAGTGTTGCTGCAGCCAATAGGACGGAATCACCAAGACCATTGAACAACGTCTGTGCAAGATGCAGAGCCTTGTCTAAAGGACAGAAGATATTAGTACTGAGGTCAGAGAAGATTACCTTATAATCAACATCGCCTTCCCCATCTGATACTTCTTGAATGTCCAGAGCGAAGTCATCAAAAGCAATCTCGTTATCGTTAACATCGTCGAACGAGAAGATAAGAGCAAGTTCTTCCTCTACTTGATCGGCCAGGTCAACAAGAACTTCAACCGGCATGAATCAGTTGCTTAGGTAATCTACTGCTGCTTTCTGAGACTCCTTAATACAGACTGCTGATACCTTGCTAATTCCCTCTACAAAGTTCATGTATCTCCTTCTGTCGCCCACTGTTACTCCCCCAACAGGGTGGAGTGTCCAGGGCGACCCGCGTCTGATGAGGGTGGGGCTCGAAACACAGACCATATCCCTCAAAACACGTGTCTATATCCCAGGCATATTAAAGATGTTCCAGCATATTAAACATTCCCCACGATTTCCTCTCCCCCAGAATTGTCTCTCTTCTATATAACAATGCGTTATGCCAATATTTTTTTATACATGAAAAGGTCTCTATAAATAAATTTTGGTATAAGTGTAAAATGTGTTCTTTTTTGCTGTCCTTTAATAGTAGAGGGTTAATTAAAAAAGAGGGCGATATCAACATGATGGAGCTGGTCGCGACCACTGATCTGTCATCGGCATGGAATGTTAGTCCCCGTGGCAGAAAAGCGTTGGACCGTGCCGTTCAGTTGAGGACACACCAGCAAGCATTCTACTCGGCTATACCTATTGTATGTAAAGCAGAAGAGTGTCCCTATGCAGAGACATGTCAGCTGCTTGATGAAGACCTCGTTACAGTAGGTGACAAGTGTCCATTAGAGATAGCTGCTGTTGAACAACTCTTCCAAGCTTACGTAGACGAACTACATGTAGATAACATCATCGACTTATCTTTAGTTAAAGAGCTAGTCGATCTTGATATAGGAATTTTAAGATGTGAGAATAAGTTGGCTATAGACGCTGACATTATTCAGGAGATCAATTTTGCTATTACCCAGCGAGGGCAACTGATCACACAGCCTGCGATTCATAAGGCTGCTGAATATAAGGATAAACTTCTTAATAGAAGACACAGTATATTGCAGCTACTACACTCTACCCGTAAGGACAAAGAAGGTAGTAAGCTGACTATTAACTATGATCCCTCATCCAGGGCTGCTGAACTTCTTGAAAGAGCTGAAGCTTACAAGAAGGCTAAGGCCATCGACATCGAGGGTGGTAGTGAATGAGTGGGGTGATAGATAAATGAGTAAAGCTACACTCGTAAGAGGCCTTCTTGATGATGCAGGCGAGTTGCTCTCCAAGGGCAGACTAGAAGCAAACCAGGCAATTAACGAGTTCCCAGGTTTAACACATTCGGCTACCGTAGCCAAGGATCAGATTATGGATAGCGTCAATAAGGCCTTAAGTAGGACTACATCACACGAGGAAAAAGCAGCGGCTGTTAGACGTGGGTTCGGAGCTGTTGCAGATTTCTTTGTGAGGGGCGACCGCGACCATATGGGAGAGCTATTGCACAATCAGAGCTGGGGAACTAGCGCTGCTCGTATCGGTGGGGCTGCTGTATTAGGAGCCGCTGCAATTGGCGGAACTAAAGCAGTAGCAAGAGGCATTGGTAATTCTACAATTGGACAGGATGCATTAGTCGGTGGAGCTATTGTCGGTGGAGCTATTGGTCTGCCCTTCTTACTATAATGAGTGCTGCACAGTTTCTCACTGGATTTGCTAAGAACAGCGTTCGCTTTTTGAATGAAGCTCGCGGTGTTACTGCAGATGCTATTGACAATACTCACGCAGCAGCTAATGCACTACTTACCCGAGACAAGAAGTTTCACCATCTCACATTTTCTAGGTTAGGTAAGGGATTATTAGTTGGCGGCCTTGGTATTGGCGCCGTCAGTGAGTTTAATAAAGATACAGAAAGAGCTGAGACGGGAACAGTAACACCTGGCTTTAATCCGTACCCAGCTAATACATATGATGGTCAGTCACCACAGTCTCCTTATAGTACAGGAGCAGATGGTAATCTGGTGTTTGCATTACATAATCTACGACATGGATAAGGAGTATACATATAATGGCTAAGTCAGTTGCACCTAACAACAATGGCAATCCTGGGACCCTCGGTGGATTCAATTTCTCTTCGCCTTCATTCGGTCCTTTCCCTCAGGTAAATACCTTCAAGTCTGCCACTCCTGGCGATCCGAATCAGGTTGCCAAGAACGCACCAACTCAGGCGCCACTCTGGACTCAACTTCTAACTCCTCCTCAGGCAAACACTGCATCCCTTGCGAAGTCAATGTCTGTACCGGCACTAAAGATTAGAACAGGCAACCCGGGAGGCCTTGGTCAGTAAATGGCGGTTAAGGGTGGAACTAGAGCACAGACGATTCAGCTAACAAAGAATACTACACTGCAGGTACTGGCTCAGCCAACGCTCGGTAAAGATGCCGCAGCCTGGCTGAGACCTACGGTGATTAAGAAAGGAAAGTAAGTAACTATGGCAAATGCAGCCGCTCCGACTCCTAGTGGATTTTCAAAGCTACGTCACGTATTCCAGAAGTATCAACTGGATAAAGGACTTGGAGCGCTTAGCTTTGGTATAGATTACATGACTGATCGCAAGCAAGGCAAGAGCGTTATGTCGTCTCTTGCCAGTGCTGGGGTAAGTAATGCTGCATATATACTCTGGCCAGAGTACGGTCTATTGCAGATTGGCGCTCAGTTTGGAACTATGGGTGCAGCAGCCCTGCTAAACAATGCCAAGGGCAACGAGTACAAGAGGCAGACGATGGCCAACCGCGGGTACATTGGTGGTGGCTATCAGGACACGCAGGCTAACGCTACGATGCGTCAGGCTGGTATGCAGTCAATAGCTAACTCCTACGCTAATGTAAATACCGCCTTCGGCAACGAAGCGAGAATGTATTCGGGGTGATAGGCAATGTCTGACAGATCATTATTTGAAACGGTTGCTGGTTTTTTTAGGAGTGGCGCTAAGGCAGGAAGACGTACTATCATGGAAGAAGGAGGAAAGGCAGAAGAAGATCTACAAGCTAAAGCCTTAGGTCACGATCTAAAACAAAGTAGAGACAATAATCTTTTTTCTGGCGAAACGAAACCTAATACAAAACGTTCAAGTCTGCCAGGTGGAGAACTTGCGTCAAATATGTCTGTTGGAGATAGATGGAGAAACCTTAGCCCATATGCGAGAGGTGGAGTTTATCTAGGCGGTGGTGCCTTGGCTACTGCTGGCATTGTTTCTGCATTGCATGGTCGTCAACACAGAACTCCTAATTCAGAACTTTATTCTAATCCATATGGCGTGATGTAGCTTATGTCTCAACTCACAAAAGAGGAAATACAACAGGCTGAGATTTTGGCTGATCCGGTGCAGTGGGCATGGGTCTATCTGAACTGGAAAGCTCGGGACTATCAAGAAGAAATCTTGCGTGATGAATACTATAGGCAGGTGTGGCGACTTGGTCGTCGTACTGGTAAGACCGAAGAGATTATTATCAAGAGTCTGCACAAAGCTTATACCAAGAAGAGATTCCGTATCATCATTGTTACACCATACGAAAATCAGATCCGAGTTTTCTGGGATCGCTTTGATGAACTGATCGACGAATCACCAGAACTAAGGGCTTCGATCAAGAGCAAGACCCGCAATCCTTATACAATAAAATTTAAAAATGGTTCCAGGATCACAGGCTTCACTGCCGGTACCAAAGCTGGTAACGGTGGAGCTAACGTTCGTGGTCAGGGAGCTGACTGGATCTTTCTTGATGAGGCTGACTATCTGTTGCATGACGATATCGTAGCTGTTACCTCAATCGCCATAGAGGCGCCTGAAAGAATTCATATCTTCGTAAGTTCTACTCCTACGGGACGGCACGACTTCTTCTGGAAGATCTGTACCGACGCCAGGAGTCCATATAAAGAATACCACTTCTCTTCTAAGGTAAACCCCGAGTGGACAGATAAGGCCGACGAAGAGTTTAGGATATTACATACAGAGATCGATTATGCTCATGAAATCCTTGCTGAGTTTGGCGAGGAAGCTGCTGGTGTATTTAGACATGAGTATCTAGAACGGGCCAGCAACCAGATCCATTATTGTTATCAGGACCTTAACTATGCACAAGAACAGCACATAAAAAACAACGATATAACAGTAATGAGACTTGGACCATATGACGAGTACTACAAACCTCCTGCAGGCGGTCTGAGGACCATCGGTGTGGACTGGGATAAGGTCCAAGCGACACCTCAGATTGTTGTGACAGAGTACGTGAAAGAACTGAACAAGTTCCAGGTAATCTATCACGAGGATATTCCTCAATCGGAGTTCACGCTAGACAAGGCCGTGCAGACTATCATCTCTCTCAATAGTCTCTATCATCCTGACTGGATCTATTGCGACAGAGGGATGGGCGAGTATCAAGTAGAGATGTTACATGCATATGGAATACAGCATCCTGAGTCCGGTTTAGAGAACAAAGTCAAAGGTTGGGCGTTTAATCAGAATGTTGAGATAGTGGATCCCGCAACCAGAGAGCTTGTAGCCAAGCCATTAAAACACTTCATGGTTAATAACGGCGTCTGGTTATTTGAAAGAGACCGTATCTTACTATCAGCTTATGATGAGATGCTTTACTATCAGCTTATGAATTACTCTGTTGTCAGAAAATCTGTGAGTGGTGCTCCTATTTACACGTCACATGACGAGCATGCACTGGACGCCTTCATGCTTTCTCTGGCAGCCTTCGCTATAGAATTCCCTGAGATCACGAACACTATTCAGAATCCTGATAATAGTGCTCATCTTCTAAATCTTCCCTCCCCTGCTAAAGCAACTGCTAAGGCGGTATTCCCCGACACCTATAGGAATAGTGGTCGTAACCGTCGTATTGATTGCAGGACATCGACCTGGGGTACGCGTGGTGCTACTACAGGTTCCTCTCCAGTCCGCAGGAAATTTTTTTAATAGGTATCGACGGACCGTTTTTGGTCTTGTTAATACAGTCGTGTTCCTCCTCTCTCTTGTTCGGCTGGTCGGCACACCCCCTCCTACTTGCCAGCCGAACACCTTTATTCTAGATTCTGCTAGGAGGGAACAACTATAAATCTTGATTATTCACCAAATATACAGTTCACTCTACCCCCTGCTACTGCAGGTGCCACAACCACGGCTACTACTACGGCAGCCAACGGTACAGTAACAACGACCACTTCTGGATCACAGTACTCCACTGTCATATCCCAGACTAACTCATATTCTTTGAGTAATACAATTAATCAGATAACTACTCTTCAGGCAAGTAATAACCTGTCAGGAGAATACTATAACGATGTCAACTCTGCTCTGGCTAATAGCCTGAGTATATTGAATGCGCAGTATGCTTATATAGGTAATGACAATAGCGCATGGGCATCAGCCTTGCAGACATGGCAGACTCTCGATCAGACTGCAAGTGCTCAACAAGAATTAATACCATGGATCGCTCAGGTATATCCTGATGAATATCCAGAATATACGGATGCAGTTATAAGTTATAACGGATTGCAACAGGACAGTGACAGCGCGCTACTTACCTTCCAGAATCTTAGTCAGATAAACTTTTCTGTAGCTGATATGGTTAATGTACAGATGAGTTTTATTGAAGGACTAACCAACGTACTATCTGCTTCTATTATGACATCTGATGTTGATAGTTACATTACCGGTGCCTTAGCTGCATATCAACAGGCAAAGCTTGCGCCTGGTATTGCCAAGAACACATTGGTATATCGTATGACTAATGCAGCAAGACAAACAAAGCTCAGTAACTCATTACTGATTGCACAGCAGAGAATGCTCAGCCTTACTCCAACTATACGTTTGCAATTGACAAACGCAGATCAGGCAGCTGGAGTAACTACCCTTCAAGATCTCGCCGATGGTATCGACAAAGATTATTCTACGAAACTACTTGATCTATATAAGACTTACTCCATATATACGAATACTCTTGGGACATTGATTCAATCAGGCTAGGGGGAACTTATATCGCTAAGGTAGATATCGACCTTGAAAAGATACTAGAGGATCTTGGTATTGGGGCAAAGCAAGATAACGGAACAATCGAAAAGAAGATCTGGTTGCACGACTATTCTGATTTGCCAAGCATGCAGCTCGTACCTCTTGCAGATTGGCATGATGGTAGCTGTGGTACCAATCATACATTTATAAATAGTCTTGTGACCTACTGCTTAGCCAACGAGGATTGCTATGCCGTTGGCGTGGGTGATCTAGCGGAGAATGCTACAAGGACTTCTGTTGGTGCTGGATTCTTTGAAGAGAATGTCCACATCCAGGATCAGATGGACAACCTATATGAACTGCTTGCGCCACTGGCTGCCACTGGTAGGTTATGGGGATTAGAAGAAGGTAACCACTGCTTCCGAACAACAGCGTTACTTGGTCTACATCCAATGAAGATTGTAGCTGATAGATTAGGAGTTCCTTTCCTTGGATACACTTCCTACCATTTAGTTAAGGTTGGTATGCAGCAGTATCGTGTCTTCGTTGGACATAATGCAGGCGGTGGTGGCCGCACCATGGCTGCCAAATCCAGGGCTGCAGAAAACCCCAAGGATGTTGCTGACTGTGACATTTACATAACTGGTCATACCCATTTTCTTGGTCACCATAGAGCAACGCATTTTGAATTTGATGAAGACAATCTGGTTATGCGTGAACGTATGCGTTACTTTGTGTCATGCGGATCTGCGCTTAACTACTTTAATAGTTATGCAGAGATGTCAATCTTACCACCGTTATCTATTGGTGCTCCACTTATGGTATTCAAAGGTGGTCCGCAATGGGGCATTCGCATCATAGATGATTGAGGACTAGCGAGGTTGTTATATGAGTTGGATAGGAGACATTCTGCGCCGTAGACGGCCAATAGGCGAAGCTGTTCAAGACATTGTGCAGTTCATTGCAAAGTCTGTCAACAAGGGCAAGCCTACTATAGTAACGACAGCACGTAATGCTTTCAGTTCAAGCTCCGTCATCAACTTCAAAGAGGTAGATGATGCCTACAAGAACGATGCTTACATAAGACGAGCTGTTGATAAATACGTTCACCTACTCTTTAAAGAAGGCTGGAACATGGTCGGCAAGAAAGACCAGGCAGTCAACTACATTAAGAGTCGTTTCGATTTGATGGCAGCTGTCACCAATGTACCTACTGATGTATTCATGGTCAACATTGCTCATGACCTTGTGGAGTTTCACAATGTATTCCTGGTCAAAGCAAGGGTCAAAGGTGGCTTTACTTATAGCGGAGTCAAGGCTCAATCTACCAATCCGAGAGGACCAGTCGGTGCATACTTCAGAGTTGTACCTGATGAGATCACTCCACAGTATGATGAACGTGGAGATATCAAGTCTTATAGACAGAGCGTAGGTACTACGAATAGAGAATTCAAGCCTGAAGATGTTATTCACATTTACATGAACAAACTTCCCAACGAGTTCTACGCCACACCGAATGTCTCATGCATGTTAGATGATGCTAAATTACTTCGGCAGATCGAAGACAACGTGGGGATGATGATATATCGTCACCTGTTTCCATTATTGCAATATACAGTAGGCAACGGAACCCCAGGTAGCGGTGCTTCACAACCTGAGATTGAAACACTCAGGACTGAAATCATGAACATGCCGGACGACGGCGCCTTTGTCACGACAGACCGCGTGAAGATTAATGCGATCAAGTTAAGTGTCATCAACGCCGAGGCTTACCTGAAGTACTTCGAGAACCGTGTGTTTACCGGCCTTGGAGTATCTCAGGTAGCCATGGGCCGGGGTGACACAGCATCTCGTGCAACTGCCGAGAGTATCATCTTCGATATGTATGATCAGATCAAAGCCTATCAGAAAGTTATGCTTGCCTTCGTAAACCAAGGCATGATTACCGAGTTGCTGCAAGAGGGTGGCTATCAACCCTTGACCAGCCCTGAATATAAAGTAGAGATGCTTTTCAATGAGATCGATGTGGACTCTTTAATTAAACGCCAGAACCACGAAGTATTTAAGTTTGTTTCTAATCTGCAGACCTGGGAAGAGACCAGGAAGAGTCTGAATATGGAAGCAAGTGCTGATGAAAAACGCTTGTACTTCAACCTCGTGACAATACCTGTAGCTGCTGCAAATGCCGCTGCCTACAATGATGACTATACTGCTAATGCAGCCAACCGTACTGAGCCCAAGAACCAACACAGTCAATCAATGCATGAGATGTCTGGGCTTCAGATTAAGTTGGAGACACCGTCCTTTAGTCAGTTTGTCACTGAAGACTATCGAAGACTACAACACGATGTGTTGGGATTACTTTCTGATGGACGTACATACGACAAGAGCCAACATGAGATCAATGGCTTGACAGCTCTGACCTTTCAAATTATTACCAATAGACTTGTCAAAGAAGCCATGAGATCGTATCAGCAAGGAAGCGAACAAGCAATTGCAGATTATAATCAGGCGCCTCTAGGGACGCATGCTCTACCTACCGCCATGAGCACGCGTGTCTATCTATATATGCATAACCTACAGAACGATGTAAAGAACATGATTGAGAAGGCTGCCAGCAAAGAACAAGTAGTTAGTATCTTCGACAGTACACTCTATCGTTTACGATCTACTGTCTCTGATACAATACCTCGTGCTTACAATGTTGGTTATGCAATGGTAGCTCGCTCCCTCGGAGTAAAGACTCTTACAGCTGTATCTGCTGGCGATTCCTGTAAGGGTTGCGAGAGTCACGATGTTAGCCTGGAAGATCTGGACATCATGTCAGTCCCTCCATGGCATCATTATTGTGGCTGTTTTCTTAAAGCCAAAGGAAGTGATTAGCTGAATTGAAGAAGTATCCCAGTGTACAAGTAGACCAGTTTAGATTAGAGAACCTCTTGCCGACTGGATGGCAGGTTCAGGAAGCAGATGGCAGTAAGAAGAACCTGATCTGCGATATTGAGGCTATTCATGCCTGCACTACCGGCAATTTCAATACCTATACTACCGAAGAACTTCGTAAAGCACTGCCTACCTGGACGAGTCCTTATCATAAACCAATCTTGACTCATCACAATACCCGCGACGGAGAGCCAATCGGCAGGATACTTGATGCCAGAATGGGCTATTCGGAACAGGCCAAGCAAGATTGCGTGGTAATAAGAGTTGAAATCTCAGACGCTGAGTCCATGCAGAAGGTTAAGGACGGCCGCTACATTACAGTCTCGATTGGAAGTAGAACATCAAAGGCTATCTGTTCTATCTGTGGACAGGACATCATAGCTGAAGGCTACTGTGACCACGAGGCCGGGGAAGTTTACAACGGTAAACAGTGCACAGTATTACTCAAAGGCATTACTCATAATGAAGCTTCTTTTGTCAATGTCCCTGCCGATAACAACGCACAGGTAGTCGGCATTGTCAGTGAAGGTTATTTGTTTGGAAGTGACAGTCTGGTCAGCTTGTCTGATCCAGGCACTAATTTGTTAGAGCACCAGGGCGGTATGCAAATAATGGAGGCTCTAGGCATCAAGGAGGTTGAACAGTTGCACGTTTTGCAAGAAGCGCATGATACATTACACACCCAGTTCACTGCAGGACCAAGCGATGCATTGCGTGATGCCCATGCCGAGATTGTACGGCAGATGCTTGGCGCCACGATTGAACATGCGATGACAGACGCTCTCGACGAAACACTGCCAGAGGATTTGCGTCCAGTTATTGAAAATGCTCCACTTGATTTTGGTAAGTTCGCTGAACTCTTGGCTCAGTCTGGGCGCGACCTGGAAGCTGTCAATGTAAGTCTGGCTGCTGTAACTCTAGAACGAGATGCGGCTAAGACTGAGGCAGAGAAGCTGACCTTAGAGAATGAGACTCTTCAGGCCACTGTCACACAGTTAGGTGAACAGCTGGTTACGGTAGAGACGGAAGTCCGCCAGGTATTGGCCGAACAACTGGTTGAGTTGGCATTGCCGGCACCAGAAGACCATGCTGTTGCCGTAGGAGAGTTTGTTGTAAAGTCAAAAGATGTTCTTCGGGAATTGCTGACAGAGTCTCGTAAGCAATTCAAAGAGCTGTATGTTGTTAAAGATCCTACTCTTTCTAATGAGGATCTGCCGGACACTTCTGAAGCAACGGCAACAGCTATGCGGGTAGAGGCGTTCTCTGGTTTATTTAGAGGACCATCCCGTGCAATAACAAAGGAGGTTAAATAGTTTGAGCATGATCGATTATGGCGTTAGTGGACAGTCGATTTTCTCACCGGAAGGCAACGGCCTTATCGGCGGTTATCAGGCCGTCCCCTCCACGCCGCAAGATATTAAGCGGACACAGACCAGGCTAGTCCTGAGCGAAAATTGGAGAGCAGCCGAGAAGTGGTTGCTTGATCCGAGACTTCCAGATTTGTTCCAGTATCAGTTTGGCGGCCCATGGTGGGTAGTGATTCCGAAGGGCAGAATCCTCGGAGTAGCCACCAATGGTGGACCGAACAACGATGGTCTGATGAATGGCTACATTTCTCGGTTGCTGTTCAACGCATTGACCTTCGCAAACGGCGGCGTGAGTATTACCGGCGAGACCGATAATACTAGTACCTCTACACCTCCGGGTACCTATACCCGTACAGCCAATCGTCCTGTGGGCGTGGCTGCGAACAACATCATCGAGCAGCGTCCCGATGACATGGCTGATATTCTGCCAGATGTGTTGCCTCGTGGTTCTTACATCGAGCTGCCTCTGATTGATAGCCAGGCCAATGCAGAACAGATTCAATGGGGTTCAGCATATGGAGTACTGCACGGCGGCGACTTGCTCATGTCCGATGCTTATGGACGTTTCGTTGAGTGGCAGGAATATCCTACACTGACTCAGACTATCAACGTAACCTCTTCTGCTGGCGGCGTCGCCACAGTGAACGTTGATCAGCCGATCAAGAACTACGTACCGCTCGGTCAGACCTACCCTGTGACCGTTTCGGTAGTGAATCATGTGGCTCAGACCATCGTTTCTGGCGCTGAGATTACTGGCGTTGCTTGTGCTGCTGGCGCTGTCACTTTGGCAGACCTTGGCACCAGCGCTAATGTAGACGTAACCGTGACCTATGTCACTGCCATTGGTCAGAACTATGACCAGGTAATTGGCCAGGTCTGTGCGATTGATCCGAACCTTCCACCCGAAGGATGGCTGCGTTGGGTTGAGTGGTCGATGCAACAGAAGATGCAGTCATGGGAATACATCTCTTGGGGCTATCGTCCTGAAGACATCTCCACCGGATATCCGTATTCTAACCGGTTCCAGGGTCGTATCCTTGGTGACTTACCTGGCCTTGGTATCCCTGGGCTGACCAATGGTTCTAACATTGAAGTAGCCTATACCAATGTCAAGGTTGGAGTTATTCCGGCCAACCTGCCTGCTGGTTCAATGTTCGATGTATACCTGCCGAACAAGCCGCTGGTAACGTCTACTCTTTCGCTTACCGTTGGAACGACTGCTATTACCGGCACTAACCTGGTCTTCACTGACCCAGTTTCCGGTTTGGTGCGATTCACTACTGCTGATCAGTCTGCAGTTGATCGCCCGATCCTGGCAAGCTATAGTGCAACAGGACAGATTCCCGGCGTGCCTACTAACATCGACTTTGTCGGTGCTGTCGGTGCAGTTCGGATAATGTTGATCTAACGTTACGCAAAGGAGGAAATCAAGAGTTGGCTTACACAATTGAAGAAAGAGCTAAGGCAATGCTCAGTCATTCTACTGATATGAAGCCGGACGACATGGTAACAATCAAGGAAGTACTGAGCACTGCTGATGCAAGTATATTAGTACCGCAAGTAATCGTAGGTGTAATGCGTGAAGCAGCTGAGCCGATCTATATCGGCTCCAAGCTTCTGCAGCGTATCGACATCCAAGGCCCTGGCCGTATCGTGACGATTCCTGTCATGGGCGAGATTAGGGCTCATGATGTAGCAGAGGAAGGTCCGTATACCGAGGAGAGTCTGGACTTCGGACTCCAGACTGCACATGGTGCCATTAAGGTTGGCAAGACTGGTCTTAAGGTCAGCCTGACTGACGAGATGGTTGAAGAGTCACAGTGGGATGTTGTAGGCATCATGTTGCGTAAGGCTGGCCGTGCAATGGCCAGACTCAAAGAAGAGAAAATCTTTGAGATGTTTGGTCGTCAGGGACACCCCCTGTATGATAACTCTATCATCAATGAATATCCCCAGGCACAGACTACTGGCCGGGATTTCTATGGTCAGTATAACAACACTCTTTCGACACTGGACTTTGTCGAGATGGTGCTGGCTGTAATGATGAGTGGTTTCGTTCCGACAGACGTACTCATGCCTACCTTGGCCTGGCTGGTCTTTGCGAAGAACGAATTGCTTGGGCAGCTGCCTTTCGGCGCTCTCGGCGGGACCCCGGGCCAGATTCAGATCAGCCCGAACTCTGTACAGGGTAGAGTCCCGATGCCTCTTGAAGTAAACCTTTCACCGTTTATCCGCTTCGACAGAACCAACATGCTGTACGATATGTATGTTTTGGATCGTAACGAGGTTGGTCTGATGGTTGTAAAGGAAGACATCTCCGTTGAGAAGTGGGCAGACCTTGAACGTGACATCCAGAACATCAAGGTTAAAGAACGTTATGGATGCGGTATGTTAAATAACGGCATGGGAGTAGCAGTTGCGAAGAACCTAGCGTTCCAACTCAGCTACGAGTTGCCTCATCGTCTTATCACCATGGATGCTGCCAACGTGTCTCCTGCACCAAGCAACGCCTGGTAAATCGTTTCACAGTAAAGAAGATGGAGGAGGGGTTAAACGCCCCTCCTATCATTCTTATTATCCCGAGGTGCAACATTGGAAGCTCCTTATGTAATGCTCACATCGCCTAATAATGGAGATACAGATATCGAGCCTACTGCTCCGATCAAGGTATGGTTTAACCATGACCTAAATCCCGGGACAGTTACAGCAGCTACATTAATGCTGTTCGATATTACAAACAGTGTTGTTGTATCTGGAACAGTAGAGTATTCACAGAAGGTAATGACCTTCATACCTAACCAACCACTTAGTCTATCAACTCAATACCAGATAGTTATAATTGGTGGCGACGTAGGCATCAAGGATGTTTTTGGCTCAACTATGATGCAGAACTATCAGGTTGTGTTCTTTACAGCAGGATCGACGCTAGTGGCAACACCATTGATAACTATACCGGCTGACCGTACTTTGATTAGCCAACCTTTCACAGTTGCCTGGACTGGCAGCCAAGCTCCATACGATGTACAGATTGCACTTGATGCAGCGTTCCAGAGTATCTACTGGCCGGTATCTGGCGATGATCTATCGGTGGTGCAGGCTTCAGAAGACGGCGGAAGTTTAATACCAGGACGTACATTTGCAGACGGATTCTATTATGTCAGAGTACGCTCCGAAGGTGGGGCATGGTCTGGTACGATTGGATTTGCCGTAAGTGCTCTTTTACCATCTACGCCAATTGGGCCTCTTAATCTTGTAGTGGCTTCACCTTCACCATTTGCGGCCAACCAGGATGTGACTCAGTTACAGCTCACGTTTGATAGACCTATCAATGCTCTCAGCGCTAACACTGGAGTTTATATAGTACAGGTACCACTTTAAATCGACTATGGGAGGTGTCTTAAATAGAACCTCTGATCATAGATAACAATCTGGAACACTGGGAGATACCTACTTCTGATGTTTATCCTATGCCTCAGAACGTTGTCAATGCACAGACCAGTGTGTTCGGATCTACAGTGACTCTTAATTTCGGACAGTTAGCTCCTAACTGTCGCTATGTAGTTGTAGTTACACCAGATCTTACTGGGGTGGATGGAAGCTGCGCAGAATTTGGCGCCTACTACTTTACATCTACTTACACTCCACTGTATTGCTCTTATCAATCAGTACTCTCGGAGATTATGGCTTTCTCAAATTTATTTACTCCACACCTTGTTTACGAAGCCATAAGAAATGCTAGCACTCAGGCAGACATGCTGATTCAGCAGGGCGGCATGGGTCCAGGGGTATCCCCCGCTCCATATAACATGAGGCCAACTCCCTATCCAACAGAGATAGTACAGTATGTAAAGTTCTGTGCTGCCTATTTACTAACTCTGCAGATATCTATCTGGAAGAGCATGCTCAGCGGAGAGACTAAAGAACTCAATGATTTCACCGTCACCTATGGCCCCAATACTCTTGACCGGATGCTCAAGTATCTACAGGAGGAGATGGAGCGTTGGCGTATCGCCATGAATGGATGGGCGCGAACTCGTTGGGTGGTCAGACATGGAATGATGGTACCGACTGGGTTACCAGTACCGGGATGGTGCCGCAAACCTCTTGGCAGAGGAGAGGCTACTGGCCTCGAAGGTTCTGCTGCTGGCCGCTTTGGTGGTAGTACCTGGTGAAATTAAGAGAAGAGTTTAATAGATTCATTCGCGACAACAAGACATCAATAACCTACGTCAGGCGTAACACTCAGATCCGCTGTAAGTGCACAGATTTTTCCACACCGAATCCTAACTGCCCAATATGTTATGGCACTGGTTGTCTGGTTAATGTGGAAAGACACCTGGCACGTAGGTCAAGATATTGGGGTTCGGACTCCATGCATGGACTAATTCAACCTCAACCCCTCGGATACGTGGACTCCGATGCCTGGGTCTATTACCTCCAAGCAGATTCACAGCCGAAGGAAAAAGATTTAATCATCGACGATAAGCATTACTTGATCAGGCGGGTTCACGCAGAGCGTGACGATGAGACGATAGCTTATTATCGTGTCGTGGCTGATGTCAATATTAGGGATGGTCAGAGTGATCACTTATAACAGTTCCATCTCGTACTCGATGTCACAACCCGGAAGTCAGTCAGTACTCCTGATCGGTACTGCAACTCAAGGGCCAATTCTTACTCCTGTCTGTATATCGAACCCGCAGCAGGTCGCCAATGTGTTTGGCAGTGGCCCCTTAGTAGAGGCATTCACAGATGCCTATAGTGTTGCCTCACAGTCTTTCTATCTGGTGCGAGTGGACGTTGATAGTCCCAGCAACGAGGATTATATTGCTGCGTTAGATAATCTCCTTGGCTATCTGCTTGACCTTCCTTTCATCAACATCTATCCAGTAGGGCTGCCTATAGACAATGTCTCAGTGATACCATTGTTAGCTACCTATAGTTATAACAGGTTACAGCGTGGCATGGATTCACTGCTAATTCTCGGGTTCGCTCCAAACACTATATCGTCATGGGATACCTACTTATTGGGATGGATGGCCGGGATACAATCTCAAGATGCATTCGTTGTTAACGAAACAGATGTTTCTAGCTGTTTCAGTTTAGTCGGGTCTCAGTTCGTCAGGTCAGACGGTACATTAAAAAGTGCTGCCAGTATATTTGCTGGACTTATTAGCAATAATGCACCAGATGTTAGCCTGACCAACCAGACCACTGGACTAACACAGCTTGCTAATAGCTTCACTCAAACTCAGTGCCAGGCTCTGGCAGACGCCGGTATCGTGGCCTTCTGCCAGACAGTAAGACATGGCATTGCTGTATACGATGCTGTTACATGTGCTAGTACGACTTCATCATATCATGATCTCTACTGCTACCGTATTGCTATCGAGGTATCAGAACGTTTGAACTCCATAGATAGACAGTACCTCGGTCTTGCAGTTGGAACTCCTGTAAATGGAGTGGCAATGAATAGTGCTGTTCAGAGTGTCTTGCAACAAGCGATAACAGATAACCTGATTACGAGTTTCTCCTTTAGTTTTCAAATAGTTCCTACCTTAAATCAGGTAATGGTGACGGCAGTCATCCGTGTAGCAGGTATAACCTACAACATCGGTGTCAATACGATTGTATTTGTTACATAGGTGGTGACAAGAGCTTGATCGATCGTACAAAAGTTATCCCAAGGTTACGAGCAAATACTCCAATGGATATGGCTGGCATGATCGATATGATCATCGCTCTCTGGCAAGAGGTTGGCAACAACGAAGTGGTTATGAAGTTTGCTGACATGAGTAAGTGGGAAGATTATCCTTGCGTTACTCTTCGAACAATCAGTTCAGTCTTACCCACCGACCAGAGAGAGCGTCGTCCAAGACATAGAGAGACAATTATTGACCCTGAGAGACAAGACGAATTTATTGAGATGCTTGGCCAGGTTCGAGAGAACATCATCGAGTTCAAGATCTATGCGCTTACGCCTGATGAGGCTGACATCTTGCATGAAAAGTTTGAAGACTTTCTGTTTATCTATACACCACACTTTACGCAGCAGGGTATTCAGAAATTCTATTTTTATAGGCAACTTGAAGATGGCCTGATTACTGAATGGCACAATCCAGTTATTACTAGGACTGTACAGTATCAGGTGCGCATTGAAAGAGTAACCTTTGTTCGCATGGGTGAACTCAACGATATTCATATTAGCATACAGCACCCGCTTTAATGTTGGGTGCTTTATATAAAGGAGAGTGGTTATATTGATGATCCAGGATCTTTCTAACATTCCTGGTTTCCAGAATACTTATAACGATTACAATCTGCAGGCCGCATCTACTGTAACATCTAGCTCTAGTACAGCTAGTGTACTTCTGATTGGTACTGCGCTAGATGGTCCCGTAGGTCCGTATGCGGTTCAACGTATATCTGATGTTGATTCCTTGTTCGGATCTCAAGTAGATTCTAACGGCATGCCTAATGGAAAGAGTCTAGTTCGTGCAGCGCATGAAAATTATGCTGCTGGTTGCACCAGCATTTATCTGATGCGTGTTGGTGGTTCTCAGGCTACTGGTAGTTTGTCTGGGACAGCTATCAGTGAAACTCTTACCACTGAAATAGCAGAGACCGTTGGTAATATTGCCGGTAATGCCATTACTGTAATTTCTCTGATTATTCCCACTGGTGGTGCATTAGTAACAGAGAGTGTTGTTGTTACTGTCGGTGGAGAATCTGTTGGCTCTGGCATTACAGTTGACAGTGTTGGTAACACTGTTACTCTTGCTAGTGGAAGCTTCTCAGCTGGTGCTGCAGTTTACATTACCTATCAGTATACTATTGTTACAAACTCAGAAGTAGTTGTAAACGAAGATGCTTTGGTCGACAGCGCGACAACCTTCTATGTACAGCACAGTAACGTAGAGACGGCTACTTTAGTAGTTAGTGTAGGCGGTACGGTAGCATCTTCATCCAGGTATACCTTTACTGCAGCATCCAACAAGATCGTATTTTCTACTGCTCCTACTGGAACAGTTACGGCATCTTATACCTATGACATCGTGTCTACCGCCTCGACGTTTGTCAATGGTGTTGTTGCAGGTAGCACTAACATCTTCAGTCTTTCAGAGGTACCTATCTCTGGATCGATGGTTGTTACGGTCGGTAGCACTGTTATCGATCCTTCTACTTATAACGTTGTTACTGTAGATCAGAAGCTCTTTGTGAATGCAGGTGTCGGTAATATGGGCGACGCAGTTGTTGCCGATTACGATTATCTTGCAAGCGGTAGTATTATTCCTACTTTGAATATCACAAGTAAGTACAGCGGTTCTTTGTACAATACTGTAACTGCGTCCATTGCTTATGTTGGTTCGCTTGGAACGTTAACTCTTACGGCTCCTACTTCCAAAGGTGGCGCCAGTGTTTCGATTGTGATTAATAAGTACGCATCGATAGCTCAGCTTATTAATGCTATCAATGCCAGTGCTGCAAGTTCTTTTTGTACTGTATCGACTAATGTCGCATCTTTGGCTCCGACAGTACTGAGTGCTGGCTATGTCCAACTTTCTCAGGGTACTGATGGACCTAGCGACTTTGATGTTACCTTCAAGTCTCAGATGTATACACTGTTGGATGCGGCGTATACTCAGCTAATCAACTTCCACGCTGACTTTGTGCTTCCTCTCGATGTATACTTTGGCGATCCTGCGCCTGGCAATTGTGACTTTGTACAACAGTTGGCTCAGTTTACTGCTATCAGTTCTATGGTAAACAGAAGCACTCACGGCATCATCAGTGTTGCGCCGGTTGCTTCGGTGAGTAGCTTGGCCGATGTTGCCAATTATGTTGCCGGTCTCAGCGTACCTGGTGTCAACCTGCATTACCTGCAAGATGATTCTGGTAATAACGTGTTTGATGCCAATGGCAACCTGATCGATATCGGACGCTTTATCTCTGTTGTTGCTGGCCCTGACATCATTGTCCAGAACACTCAGCTTGGTATCTATGGAACACCTGGAGCAGTCCTCTACGCAGGATACATTTCCACTCTACCTGTGAACCAAGGACCAGTTGGCCAGTCGATCCCGAATACCTACGGATTGCGTTACAATCTATCACTCGCTCAAGTCAATCAACTACTTAAACTGCAGTATGTATGCTTCTATACTCCGGCGAATCAGGCTGCCCCTTCTCCTGTAGTGATTGCAGATGGTCTGACGGCCGCAGGTCCTACCTCTGACTATCGTAGACTGACTACTGTTCGTGTGGTGGCTGGTGTCGTTGATGTAATCATGACTACCTGCAAACCATTCCTAGGTCTGCCGAACTCTCCTCAGAATCAGGGAGCTATGACCACAGCTATTAAAGCTCAATTCACCAAGTTGATTGCTGCTGGTGTATTACTAACACCGAGTACGTTCACTATCTATGCTAGTGTGCAGAACGCACTTCTGTCTACAGCATTGATTGATGTATCTTTGTATGTACCGCTCGAACTGGCTCATATCCAGACCACAATCACTCTGCAGCCAGCAGTCTAAGCCCAACCAGGGGAGGGATTACCCTCCCCTTTATATTAAAACTTTTTAATTAAGGAGTGATTCGTAAGTGTCGGCTATTTCTAGCACAACTGCTTCTACCACGTTAGACACATACACCAAAACGTATACTTCGTTTTCTGGTGCTGACATTGTAGCTACGTTTAATAACGTGGTTATCGGAGAACTACAGGCCATTAGTTATACAGTAAACAGGGAAAAAGCACCGATTTACACTATGGGGAGCCCTGACCCCAGATCCTTCTCACGAGGTAAACGAGGAGTCGGTGGTTCTCTTGTTTTCGTGTTCTTTGACAGAGATGCATTACTTGATGCACTGACTGGGCTGACTGCTACTGGCCAGAGCGGCAATACTGCTCAGGCAATTCAGACGTTTGCTGCTAATGCGGCTGACTACCAGAACAATATCCTGCAGACAGCCTTAAGCGATCAGGGTTATGCCGGTATCAACTCATGGGATACTACGATGAGTAACAGTGGATACAGTAACCTTACGACTACCATTACCCCGGTGTATGTCGATCAGCTTCTGCCCTTCAATGTTGCTGTCCACTTTGCAAATGAGTATGGCCAGATGGCGCAACTTGATATCCTTGACGTAGAGATCTTGAATAACGGGATGTCTCTCTCTATTGACGATGTAGTGACTGAACAAGTGATGAGCTTCGTGGCCAGGAGTGTTACCGCTCCACAGCCTGTTACGCAATTCCTTGGTGGTTAATGTCTACAAATTCTCTCATCACTAAACAGTACAATAGTTTCTCGGGTGCTGATATCACTTCAAGCTTTAACATTCAGCAAGCTGATGGAACTTATAGTCACGTGGCCTTCGGAGAGATATCTACAATATCATATTCATTGTTCACACCGACCAAGCCAGTCCGAGCTCTTGGTTACCGAGCCCCCAAAGCATATACTACGGGGGCTCGGCTCATAGCCGGATCACTGGTGTTTATTATCTTCGACCATCATATGATCTATGATCTCTGGAATAATGCTTTCGAAGATCGCACATTGATTGATGAACTCCCTCCATTTGATGTAACCGTATCATTTTCTAACGAGTATGGGGATCAGTCAAGTCTCAGACTTTATGGTCTGAGGTTACTTGAAGAGGGACAGACGATGAGTGTGAGTGACATCTATACAGAGCAGACATTCAGGTTCATGGCTCAGGATATTGCTTATCTGAATCCACTAAATACAGGGAGTGGGTAATCATGGCTTCAGCATCCCCTACGATGTTCTACGATAGTACATCTATAGCTGCCGGTAATGGTAGTCCAGGGAATCTGAACTTACTGACATTCACTCCTGAGTATTTTGCTGGAGCTGACATCAGTATCTACATAGGAGATCAGTTCTTTGATGAAGTAGTAAGTCTGCAATTTGGTATGGTACAACAGAATCAACCTGTATTTTCGTATGCTTCGTACACCTATGATGCATTAGCCATAGGGACAAGGAACATACAAGGAACCTTCAGTATTAACTTTAGAGATCCATTATACATTGATAATAAACTTGCACTGAATGCAAATGCTTCGGTAATTCAAGATTCTGTATTCACATATAACAACACGTTGTTAGGATCACTGCAGTCAAACTCTATAATCTGCACCAAGTATCCTGATCTGGTCGGAGCTACTACAATCCCAACGGATGTGATGTTAGCTATTGCCACTGGCACAGATGATGATATCAATAACATTGTTAACGGACTTACCGCTTACAATTGGAATAGTAGTGATGAGTCTACACTGTTAGATACTCAACACATGTTACCATTTCTTAATCAGACATTCGATATTGTTATTGCGTATGGAGAGATTCCCCATGTCAATGATTACAATACAACGCTGGGCGGCTCGTATGATAGCAGCATGGGCACGATCAATACTGCATTCAATCTATTAAGCAACCTTGGTCCAGCAATTATGCTCAGCCAGGTTCAAATAACTGGTGTTTTTCAGAATACTTCCATTGAAGACGATGGTCTCAATCTGCTTGAGGCATATAACTTCGTAGCTAAAGATCTTATAAAACAACCAACAGTTGGAACATCATCATAGGAGGACGAGAGTTTATGGAAGAAGATTTGAAAGATAAGTTGATTGATGACGAGATGTTGATCTTGTTGAAGGAACAGTTCGGCAAGGTGTTCAAATCAGAGTTTAGTATCGGATCTTTTGCCTGGCGCATTCTCGGACGAAAGGAATATAAAGAGATTACCGAAGACGACAAGCTCACTATCTTTGCCCGTGAGGAAGCTATCTGTACGAAGTGCGTACTAGCGCCAGAAGGTTTTGATTTCACTAATGGGGCAGCCGGAGTAGCTACTGTACTTTCAGAACAGATCATGGATGCATCTGGGTTCCTTGCATTGAACAGACCGCAGGAGATCTAACATGGCCGATATGAGTGCCGAGGATGAAGCCTATCTCAAGAAACAATATGATCGATACGGTTTCCTTGGTGTAACTGAGATCACTGACATCGAGTTCGCCTGGCGACGGCTTACTCGTGGAGAGTATAAGTCGTTGGTTAATCTTGGACTGTCTGATGAGGACAGCGAGGATTGGATCTGTGAACGATGTGTAGTATTCCCCGAGAACTTTGGTTTCAGTACAGGAGCTGCCGGTATCCCCACAACTTTATCTAGGGAAATACTAGAGGGGTCATTCTTTGTTATTGATTTAAAACCCGGGCAGAGTAGTCCTGGTCGCGACCTGTTGTTAGAGTTCCGTAATGAGATGGAATCGTTCGAGAACCAGATTGACTGCATTATTGCAGAAGCTTTTCCGTCACTTTCAATTGAGGAGATTGCCGACTGGACCGTCGATAAAACTATGTTTTACCTTTCTAGGGCTGAGTGGACACTGCATCATCTGCGTAACCTGCCGTTGGTGGAGGTCGAATCAGAAAAATAGGGGATGCAGATGTCCGTACTTAGATCTAATCAATACCTACAATCGAATTCAAATAGAGATATGTCTGATCACGATCAGGACGATCTCAGACCTACGGCCCCCAGCCCAGTTCCTAAACTATTACTGGGGGCCGCTATATTAGGCGGAGCATTTGCTTTAGCATCTCGTACCAGACTACTGGATACAGTTGCAGAAAAGCTGATGCCTCGCCTATTGTCAGTTGGAGAGGCAGCTGGTAAATACCTACAGACGAGGAACTCCACACTTGATCCTCGTAAAATTATCCCTGACTTATTAGGAGAATTGAAATCATTCAGAGGTGCCTATCGAAGTACTCTGGCCTCTCGTCTGGATTACCATAAGGGATTGTTTGAAGATCTCCTGAAACAAAAAGAAGGCATGATGAAATCAACATTGTCTAATAGCTGGAGTGATGCTATTAGACAGCAAGAGATATACAAGCAGATGACTGGTGCTGGTATGTCTCAGGATATGTTTGATTTTGTAGGACAGATGAATGCCCAGACTGTAACCAGTCTTAACCGTGATTCGCTTATTGAGTTGTCTAACTCAAAAGGATATAAGTTTGGAGAGTCTGGTCTTGACGATCTGTTTGGGATCATAAATCCTCTTCAACGGGGGAAGTTTGGTACTGGAGAGTACTATGACAAGCTCCGCAAGGAAGCCAACTCTTTCATGGTTGGTGGCATTAAGAGAACCCTTACTCCTGAGAATGGCTGGAAGAATATTATGACCGGTGCTAGACCGGCTACAGTCTCAGAAGTATTGGCTGACAGTAATTTTAACATGCCAAAAGAAGCTAGAATGCAGCTTGCTGCTCACGTTAATAGAGATAAAGAATACGCCGGTCTTACGTATGATCCCAATGTCCTGTTCCGTGGTGGACGCGTAGCTGACTGGCGCTCATTCAATGATATGTACAACAAGACCCTCGAGTGGTGGGAAAAAACCATGCCTGGGCGTCTGCTACATATACGTGATGCCAGAGAACGTAGCCTTGCTCCAGTTATGAAGATATTGAAGCGTGGCGATATTCATCCAGTAGTGACAGGTGATAATTTACCACTGCAGGAAGATCTCTTGTACGCTGGTGGCAAGCTTACACGAGCAATCAATCCTGTCCAACAGTATGCCGGCGACTACGAGATGACCAATGCTCAGTATGGATTGATTCCTCGTATCTTAAAGCACATGGCAAACGTGGGCGTGACATCAAGAGCTACTACCAGATGGTATGACAAGAGTATATTTGGCCGTGCTCGTAGTTTACTGGACATTGGCTACTCTACATCACCTACTATCCTTGGTAAGTTCAAGGGGTTCTGGAGTAAGTTCGGAGATCCTGATTGGTATCGCAATGCAGTTGATGGCGCAGCCAAACCAGGATCTACCTTCGATGCTTCTACAGTACATAACCTTAATAAGTTCTTCCATGTGTCAACCCCGGCAGTAACAGAACGTGCGCTAAATGTCTTTGCAAAACTTCATGGATATGACGAGCCATTAGATAGTTTTCAGGATTCATATAGATTACTTTCTTCGATAGCTAGCGGCAAAGGATACAATGGACCATTAAAGTCCCTATATAATTTCGGAAAGAACTCTTCAAAAGAATTAGAGAACCAACTGCAGATTCTCGGTGGCAGTCAGAAGCTTGGACTGTTTGAAGATAAGCTCCATCATGCGCTTAATGGTAGAGATATTATCAACAGAGAGATTGCCAAGGAGATTGTAAGACTTCAGGTAGAAAAAGAGCATGGATATGTAACAACTCTTGATTACCTCAAGCGACAAAAGGAAGGCATCAAGGGAGCCGATGGAAAGTTTACTGGTGGCGGTTGGCTTAATGGCAAAGACTATGAAGTAGCTAAACAACTCGTAATGGCATCTGCCTACAAAGATGCCACCAGTGGTTTCGATAGTGGTGATGCAAAACTACGTGCCGAGGCTGTTGCCAGGGCTGAACGTTTATTCAGAGATGATGTTGTTCCCGGGTTCGTAGATAATGTGCACAAGTGGGCAAGAAGTAACTATCCACTATACAGTAGTAAGATCGGTGGAGGTATGTCCACTGAGGAGTTAATGGGCCAGAGTAGTGGTGGTGAGTCTGCTGGCGAAGAGAAAGAGTTCTTTGGATCTCGCTATACTGTATTAAAGAAACGCCCAAGAATTGATGATGCAGTTACTGCCCTTAGAAAACAGAATGACTGGACCAAGCTCTATGCTTTTGTCAAGCAGCCATTTGAAGGACGGCAGGACTTAACGCAACTTACTTATAATACGGTACGTCCTCTCAGTCCCTACCACCTGATGTGGCGTATGTCTGAGGAGCTTAATGAATACGGGCTCGGTTTCTCAGGCAAGAGTAACAGCAATTTCTGGAGTGTGTTCGGAGCTTTTGCCCTTAAGAGATTTGCACCAATAGCAGCTAGCATTAGTGCAGCGCAGTATCTTAACTGGGAAACAGGTAACCTCACTGGTTACGACATGCACCAGCGCTGGCAGCGAACGATTGCCCGTACTCATCTGATGTTTGCACCTAACGAGATGAGAGCAGCACATAAGCGTCACATCTATGCCATGTACCCCTATATCGAACAGATGGAATACTGGCCGATGAAAGGTTCACCTTGGGTTGGCAACATGTTCTCGTATCCCTTGATGGGTATCGGCACATCACGCCCAATGTCTAAGGGTGAGCTAGAGGACTATTATACCCGCGGAAATCAGCCAATGCGTAAGGGTCGTTACTGGGCCATTGGTTCCCGCTCTCCGTGGTGGGGCGATAAGACCACCTACTATTATCCAAACGACTATAAGATGGCAATGAGTAAGTGGCAGGATTCATCTACCGCCCTTCCAGGTAGGATTCGCTGGAGTCATAGCTGGATGCCTAATCTCAGATATCCATTGGCTCCTATCAATAGAATCATGCAGCCATACTACTACGAATCCTACCATTACAATGATCGTCCCTATCCCATCACGGGTCCCGCATTTGAGGAGACAACTCCATGGGGTCCGGCACTTAATGCAACAGTTGGCAGGATGATCAAGCCACAGCGCATGATGCACCGGAAAGAGCTAGAAGCTGCAATGCGTAGCGGCAATGCTCCACCTCCGATCAATGCAGCTATGGATATCGAGCGTGGCATTCCTTCTTCTAAAGGCCTCAAGGCTATCGAGCGTGGTGTTCCTTCTGCTAAACAACTCAAGGCTATTGAGCGTGGCGATATGCCTTCTGTTAAAGAACTCAAGGCTATCAACGATCATATCAAGGTAATGGGTATCTCTAAGGGTGGTGGGATCACACCTTCAACTTATGTTCCCTATGGACCTTACCTGAATCCACATGCTATACCAAATACATATGTTCAGCAGATGATACCTACATATGGGCCTGGAGTAATACCGCTTATTAATGCACGCGGAGTTGGTGTACATATACCAGTGCCATCCTCGCAGCGCACGTTTGCCTACAAGGTGTGGAACTGGATAGGTAAGACAGGTGGAGCACCTGATGCTAACACGCTCTCTAGCGACATCTGGGAGGCTACAGGAGGCCAGCCTGGTGGAACCTTACCAGCTAACTATTCTGGCGGACAGAAGGTATGGACGTGGCTCGGTAAAGCAATAGGAGTACTACCCACTACAGAGTCTATTCCAGACTTCCACGCCGACTGGAAACATATGAATGCGGCACAAGAGCTGCGTGAACAGAACGCCATGATCAAAGCTCGTGGTGAGTTCGTTCAAACATTCGGTAGACAGCAACAGTACTCCGCTCCCTACCCCTTCATAAACCAGTCAGGTATCAAGTATGCGATAGGACAATCAGAATTCTCAGCAAAAGAACTTGCCGGTATATATGGATTCATGGGTGAGACCGCTCTAGGCAACCCGCTACAACAGAAGAGTATCTTACAGCCGGCCTCTCGTGCCTATAGCATGGAGCATGGATGGTGGGACGACTCTAACATGGGCGGACTGTCTGGAATGATATCCGAGATCGGGCGTCGTTTCCTACCTCACAGAATGCATTATATGAACGAATACAACCCAACAAAAAATACCATGCCTACTTGGCTGCCTGGAAGTGACTATTTCCAGAATTTTCAAGTCGGAGATCTTTATCAAAAAGTGCCTTATGGCGAGGTCAGACTTCCTGGCGAAGCCTATGAACGAACACATCGTTTGCATCCTGACGAGTTTGGAATGTATGGAGCAGTAGATAGGTTTAATATCCTATCCGATGTGGCTCCGTACTCATCTGAAACAAAATACTGGCGTGATGTTGTCACCCATATGAATATGCCAGCTGATATGCGTGAACAGGTAGCTATGGCAAAGCGGCGTATGGCTGTTATCAAACGTAACCATACCTTCTATCCATATCACTTCCAGATAAACTATAAGAACATGGTCAGAGAACACGTCCATATCACCAGAGTACTGGATTATGGGTTGTTCATGACTAAAGAACATCCTGATAACCCGATCCATATTGCCGGGATCATGGTACAGGGAATGTCCGCCGATAAGACCAGAGGTCTCCTTGGACGGTCAGCCACGATCGTCTATGATAAGAACAATCCTATCCAGAATGATACTTATGGTTCGATCAGAGCAGCAGTATTCCGCGGCAATAAGAGTGTAGCTACAGAGATGGTCAACTCTGGAAGAGCCAAAGAAGCTCTGACTGATTGGTCACCGGCCGGTGTCATCGCTCGTTATATCCCAAGACAGATTCATAAGGCAGCCTTGTACGAGAAGATTGCGCACATTGATACACCCATAAACACCAAATTTTTACAAGCACGCTCTCCATTAGAATCTTATGAACGTGAGCAGGTATACGGTGAACCGTTTGGCGATTGGGGTTCTCCATGGCGTTCATGGATTGTACCAACGTACCAGTCATTCATCGAACGCAACCCTGTCATGGCTAGAATATCAGGAGCTGCTGTTGGTTACTTCATAGGTAACTTCTTCTTTGGTGGTCGCGGTAAGGCCGGGGCCGTCATTGGCGAACTAGCTACAGAGTGGGGCTCGGCCTGGCGCATCTGGGAAGAGCACCATACTCACAAGAAGTGGATCCCTGGACGTGTTCAAAAAGTCCGTAACATGAATCAATACTTCGATACTTTGAATTATATCAAGTATCATGGTATGTATGTCGCAGCTTTAAAGAAAGCACCTCGCACCGCACTGTTAATTAAGCAGTCTGAGCAAGAGCTTAACTCTCGTAAACAGCTATCCAAAAGTTTAATGGAACAGAAACGTGCCAACTATATTGCTGGCAAGGGCAAACGCAATAAGGGTATCAACAGAAGGTTGAATCTGATCCAGCTAGGGGCTACCAACTACAAACACCTGACCAAGAATGAAGCGACTGCGCTTTATTACTATCAGCGTATGCAGTCTACTCTCTATGGATTCCGGCCCGGGGAATCGTTCACGGCGATCATGGGTGCTCTACCCAAGAGAGATCGAGAATACTTTACGGCATTCTCCAAGGTGACAAACCCCAAAGAGCAGAAGCAGATTCTAGCATTGGTACCAGAGAATGAACGCCGTGTCTATGAATCAATGTGGCACATGCCAGTTGAGAAGCAACAGCCACTCAGTGAATATTTCAAGACTCATAAACTACCTGGTCCAACCTGGGGTGGTTGGCGCCCTGATATTAATATGCAGGATGTCAGGGTAAAAGTAGTTCACAATGAAGCCAAGGATATGTACGCATATGATATCTGGCCGAATGACTTGCAGCGTGAAAGGCAACAGCCTAACCTACCTATGATCAACAATGTCATGAAGGGTGGGCACGCTTACAAGAACCACCTGCATGATCTGATGACAGGCATGGGATTTAAGAACGTCAGGGTAGACTGGACACCTGGTGCCAACTTGGACTTTCAGATTCAGCTAGAGCAGGATCGCACCGATGAGATGCAACAGTACCTGAAGAATAACCTGAACAGTTATATTTCAGCATAGGGAGCAGTGGAGAAGATATGGCAAACAGATATAACAAAGATAGACATCCAGATGAGTTAGGCAATCTCGACAAAGCTGCTCTCGCTTTTGTTCCTGAACGTAGCGTACAGACAGGGCAAAAGAATGTGCTTGTATCCAATATCAGAAAAACACTTGACCGTCATGTCTGGCGGCAACAACATCCTCTCGTTACTAACTATGGATATGGTCCTTATATGAATACCAATATGCCATTGAATAGTATCACTGGTAACGCAGCAGTAGATCCTGAGGCGATGTTGTCATCGGTAAGATCATCAGGGTTAACAGTACCTATATCTAAGCCTTTAACAAGAACAGAAAAAGCCGATCTCCAGGTACTTTGGAAACACCTGCTAGACACTGAAGAACTCAATCTTAATGTAGCCAATAGATCTCAGATAGTTAGCACCCTTGATGGATTCAATCTAGCCGGTGCCGGTCATGAGGATGTTGATATACATGACGGTATACGCAAGAGAACTACTCTGGGTGAACATATATATGACTTACTTGACAACAACGGGTACTTCAAGAAGAAACAGGATACCGTTGATACGATGTCTCGTGGCGAGATAGCCGGTTACTTCAAAGACTTCCCTCTACTTGGTAAAATTCAGAGCGTACAGAATAGATTGTTTATGAACACAGGTGTTAAGTCCATGAGGGCCGGAGACTTGAACTCTGCTCTTAATGCATTGAAGAAAGCCGTAATCGGTGGACCATCTAACATAAGTGATGCAACACTCAAAGATCATATCAACAATTTTAATATGTATATAGATCCATTTAATAAAGAAATGATGAAGTATAGCAAGACTCTGACTGATGGAACTGACAGACAGAGCATTCCTTTTTTGTCAGATGGAGCTAGCTTTGAAGATCTGAAAGCGGCATTGCAGAATCTGAAGCTGTATAAGACTGTAAAGAGTAGGCATCTTCCCACTCAGGCAGAGAAGACAGAACAACTTTTCAGGATATCAAGAAAGCTCACCGAGAGACTTTATAACAAGCTGAGTACCCCAGCCTATGCATCACTGCTTAAAGTCATAGCTCCGCAAGGTCTTGATAAATATGATGGTATGGTTGGCGTCAAGAATCTTACCACTAATAATATAAACAGCGATGCACGGCACGGAGACATAGACTCTGGATTAGATTTTGAAGAACGTTTCAATTCTAACCTCACAGATCCTTTTAGTAGTGCGACCAACGCTTTCAAGATACAGCCACATGGAGTGGAATTATTCAAGCAGATATTCAAACATGACGTTAGAAAAGGCGAAGCCAATGGCGATGTGTTTGGTATACCTAGTGGCGAGAGTTCAGCAAGGTGGATGTATGCATATAAGAACAACAGATATAGTCCAGATCCCGAAGAGAGTGTTAGAGGCGTAGGTATTCACAGCATGGATGGCGCCAAGGCTCTTGAAGAGTTGGCGTCACATGGTCAGAACATAGACCGATTCATCATGGAACGTGAATACGAAAAGAACATGCGTAACATTCCCAAGGAGATGCGAGGTAGTTCTTATAGAGGCCGTCTCAATGATGTGGCATCTAGAGCAAGAAAATCAATGAGTGCAGAGGAAATGCAGTCGTGGATTGGTCGTGTCGTCTTTGATAAAGTTGACAACATGCCTTCTAAAATTATTGGTACGGTTGGCGACAAATTTCAGATCAAACCTCTCTATGCCAATCTATCTCGTGTCAATGTTAAATATAATGCCAAGACTTTTCAAGAATACTTTAATAGTAACATAGCGTCTGGCGTAAGCTCATCTATAAGTAAAGGCTATGACGATCCACTTGACAATGGAGTAATAGCAAGCGGCAAGATCTCTGATAAGGTCAAAGCTCTTTCTAACGAACTGCTAAGCGGCGACTGGTCATCTCATGATGCAATGTTCGGACAACAGTTACCAATGGTTAACCGTTATCTGAAGAGTTCAGCATACATGAATCAAATTGGTGGGCGTGCAGGCAAAGAGATAATGCAAGAAACCGCTCAGGATGTTTCAGAGTTGATGGTCGAGTTCTCTCATAAGTGGTTGCATGAACGTCCTGACATTGAAGACATTGGCAAGATGGGATGGAAAGACAAGAAAGCCATAAGCGATGAGTTTGAGAAAGACTTCCAGAGGATGGCGCCTGGGGCATTATTAAAAAGAGAGCAACTAAGTAAGGCTGATAGATTCGCTCGTGCGTTCGGAGCTATTAAAACGGTAGATAAAAATGCTACGTCTGTAGCTGATATTGAAAGAGTGATAGCTAACTTCAGGGATATTCCGCGGCATAGAAGTGCTGTTGGTGTTTTGATGGGGCTTAATGGTAGCGACAGAGACGAACTTGCTGCTATGTTGTACAGAGGCAATCTAGGATCTATCGACGCAATAAGCGAAAATGGCGAAGGTCACGAACGTGATAGTCATGGCGATATAGCTAGTTCTGCTTTCGATCAGCCAGAAAATGCATTCATAAGAAAAGAGACTGAAGCTGAGAACTACTATCGGATGGAGTATCATGACTGGGTGACTCCTGAAGGATGGAAAAAGTTTAACAGAATAAAGGATAAGCATGATGAACTCCTCCAGGGAGCCAGCAGTCGTGGCGAGTCGCTTATCAATATAGCAAAACTCAAAAGATCGAAGAATGTAACATCAACAATGCTTGCGAAAGTGAATGAAGAACAGGCTCGAATCAGAAAGATTAATGCAGTACAAAGAAGTTTAGCTGATCAGATAGAGATGTCTAAGTATCTGTCTGAATCAATGTTACCTGCGAAGGTCAAAAGTGCCCAGGAGTTAGCGCTAATAGCTGATACACTGATGCATAATCCAGGACTTGGCAGTATCAGTTACACCAGGCATGGTATTGATGAAGACATGTCTATCGCCAGTATTGGTAATGGCATCGTATCTCTACGAGATACTAACGGTAAGATGATACATCTTGGTCCAGAATTTAATATGTATCCGAATCAAGCCAATGTATTAAATTCTAGTGATCTGACAAGTCTTTATAACTTCCGCGGAACTATTGATCATGCACAGCGTCTTCAAAAAGAAGTTCTCCCTTTCTTGAAGAACCCCAACGGTCCTTATAATTATATAGCTAGCATGGGAGATAAAGCAGCCAACCCTCAGTCCGTACTTGAGACTATGGATATCATATCCAAATTCAAAGTAGGGCAGAAGGTCGTAGGCCTCGACATTGAAACAACTGCAGGTAAAGGACAACTTGATAGGCTGACAGAGATTGCTGCTAAAGAGTATGAAGTTATTGCCGGAGGTAGACTAAGGGCTACCAAGCGCAGTTTTACCAGGTTCATAAAGCCTGAAGGACAGATTATTGATTTTGCTAATGGCAAGATGCCTGCAGATGTCACGCTCTCAGACAGCGAGAAGTTGATGATGAGCGGAGCACTCGATAACGTAGGTGGCATTGATAAATTAATTGAGAAGGGTAAGAATGGCCAGAAGGTACAGGATGAATTTCATAAGTGGTTAAATCCAGATGCTGCTATCCTTGGTCATAATGTCAGGTTCGATTTAAACTACCTGAACAATATTGGATATCATATTGACAATCAGCTAATTGTAGATACTCAGGCTACAGCCATCCTGCTTGGCAAACACAGTACTGCACTTGAGCAATTAGTTAAGAGTGACGGTAGTGCCGCAATACAAGCACTTCATGCAGCTAGTAAGCATGAAGGTATGACAGATGTCAAGGCTACTGTTGATATATACAACAACCTTGCCCCAGAGGCTGTCAAGAAATATCTGACAGATCCTCGTCTCAATGTTGGCGACTACCTGGTACATTTCCATGGCAAGAGAGCAGCGACCATCTCCGATGAGAATACTCGTGGTCTTGTAAAAGTCATGGGATACAGTCATGATGCTAACGGTCATACTATGCACTTAATGAGAGTGGATACTGGAGATGTATACCAGCTCAGAGAAAAGAGTAAGGCCGATCTTGAGAATGCACTTGCTACAAGCTACTACAATGTCAGTGATAGAAAGTTAGCTGATCTAGCAGCGATAAACGATAGTTACGTAAATGATAGAGCTGCTCGTACTGCTCGCAAAATGACTTCTGATTATGATAGTGCTATCTTATACGAGAAGCGTATGGAAGCTCTACATACCTACTCTTCTATATATGATAATACTTACGCAGATGCAGAGCATGGCGTACAAAATCTCAACGTAGATAACTACCAAGATCAGGTAGTACTAGACAAGCTAAGACTTGCAGATTCTGACGCCGCTGGAATTATGGAAGGCATGAACAAGTCAGAGTTTGTTGGCGCTAAGGCACTAGATCCGTGGTACGTGAATGAATATAGCAAGGCACATATGGGATTGGTCCACTCTCTACAAGAGCAGGTTGCAGCTAAAGAAGCAGGTGGAGTTGGACTAAATAAATGGGGCGCAAGTAAAGCATATAAGGCAGCTTCAGATGCTCTTGCGGTTAAGTACCCAGCCAAGTCTGCCGAACGTGCAGCAGAGATGTGGGAGCAAGCGCTTCAGGTTACAGATGGAGACAAGAATTACAATATCGAGTTTGGCAGACGGCAATGGTCAGAGGCAGCTATCCATCGTTATCTGAGCGACAAGATTAAAAAAGGTAGCGTTGATGATGTATCAGGTGCCAAGCTTCGTCTCATGAGAAGTGTAGTGATACCCCAGTTAATTAAACAAGGGGTTGATCTTGAGACTCCATCTGATAGTGATATGGGTTATGGAGATAGTAGATATGCTCCTGAAGATGCAAGTCTCATCAATAGTGAAAATCTAGAAGCAAGGATTTCTTCTTTGCAGCGTAGTGCTGCTGAAGTTAATGCTGCTAAACTTAACAACGCAGCACTACTTAGAAACAGTATTCAGACTACCTCTGTAGCAATAGACAATGCTCAGCTAGGCAATCGTACAATAAAATACGATGACATTCTCGCCGGAAGATCAGGCGCCTCAGCAGCCTTCATAGCAGACGCCCTGAATGCAAACAATAATACCTTTGTTAATGCAGTGAGTGCCACTCAGGAAGCAGCAGAGGCTGCAGGTAACAGCGACAAATATCTGATTAAGCCAACGTCAGGTATATTAGAAGCCTTACAGAATGCACCATTGCGTGCAACTGCTGAGAACTCAGGACGATATACCGTCAACAGTGCTCTTGGCATAGATAAGGTTTCTGACATGGTGCGTAACTTGATGAAGCGGCCATGGGCAAAGAAGGTTTTGCCTGCTGCACTGGCACTCCCCCTATCATACCTAGCTTTCCAGATGATTCGTGGCGATGATCTAAACATGGGCAAGGCAACTCCACGGTCGGTAGCCGGTACCAACCTTGGTGAATGGATGCAGACTCCTGATATGCGTATGCTTACGGGTACCGCTATGATGCCGGGGCCACAGCCGACTATCCAGTTCCCCACTGCACCGCGCCGCGGACACTATAAGATTTCGATGACAGAACAGAATCCTCAGAAACAGACATCAGAGAATGTGAACTCAGCCGTCAGCCAGTCACTAACCAACTCTATGCCGATACCTGTGAACATCAAGACATCTGTTACAGATAACACAAACGGTATGGATGCTACCTGGTGGTCAAGAAACATTCTCGATGCTATATTCTAAAGTCCCAAGCGAGGGGGAACATGCATGATTACTTATTCACAGATGATAATGGCTATAAGCGATATCACTACTAACTTCTGTAGCATAACTCTGTCTGATACTTCCAGCATTAACGTTAGTAGTGTTAATGAACCTTCTGGAAACGCAGGCACATACTCTATTGTTGGTACGACATTTGCTTCGTTCTTAGCATATGCCATGCATTATGAGCAGGCTATGGTTGGACAGATCGTTGAAGTTACATATGATGACGACGGATATATCTGCACGATTAATATAATGCCAGATAGCATAGGCGCATTGGCTCTTATTGATGTGAAGAACAATATCCCCAAGTTCCAGTTCGATCCCTCAGATCAGTCACCAGCCGCTGCTTCTAATGAATCATCGGCAGGGCCATCAGATGATCGTAATCAGGTAATTGGAGAGAATAGAAATTCAGATGGATCTTTGATTGCGGATATGCTGCGTCTTGGCGACGTGCAGTTTAAGATCGCTCCTTCACAGATCACTGTTACCGATCGTTATTCTGGAGATAAGATCCCAATCATTGCAGGCAAGTCGTCTATGTTTTCAAGTACCGGCCATAGCGAGACTCAGGTAGAGATGACTATCTACTTCAATACGTTAGATCAGATCAATGGAGTAGATGCTGTATGCACACTACCTAATGGTAGTAATATTACATATAGTGTTAATGGAATCAGGGCACTATTGGCAGAATTCAAGCGCTGTCCATTTCTTCCTGTCGAGAATGATTACCTTAATAATGTATGCGATATCTATGCAGTGGCGTTATCTGACCTCAGCCTCAGCACTGTAGAAAATTTCCCAGGGCTGATGTGTATAGATCTGACATGCTATGTGTTCGATCATCTAGCCTATCTACCTAGCTTATACAACACAACGTTCAGCACTGCCTTTAACTGGCCGATGTTCAGATGGTACTATCAACAAGCACTCGTGCAGGATCCAAGCCATCCTGATCATACTTACCTACAGCCGATGACTGGGCTCGCTTCAGACTTCACGTTTAGTGTAATCAACCAGCAGTACCTGGCAGAAAAGAAAGCAGCTACGGATTATGTGAATTCCCATAAGGCACCAACTACTTATACTTTTCAAAACCTGAATGCTAGTTTACAACAGCAGGGTTTACCAGAGCTGAACTATGACGAGAGATCCCTACAGGATTACTTTGCTTATAGTGATGCAGTCAATCAGTTTGAGAATGACATACTACCACAGTTGCGGATCTATCAACTGACAGGCAAAGAGAGCGACAATCCTGCCAACAAGTTCTATTCGTATTGGTCATCTGATAATGGCGGATGTTTGGAAATCAGTATCAGTGGCGCTGCAAATGTAGATGCTATCTGTGCTCCTCAATATAATTCGCATGTCATTCTTGGACTTACTCCCGGTATGGGAATCAATATTGGCTACGCAAAGATCTGGTTCAAGCCACCAGAGCTTAGTGGCTCCACAAGTGCTGATGTTGCTATCGGAGATATAATTAGAAGAAATGCTTTTACTGACACCGTTACTCATCAATATAGTTCAGCCATAGCAGCTGCATGGGATAGCAACTATACAACGTACTATGCAATGTTTGCACAGTCTGAATTAGAGCCACAGGAAACTGGCAACTTTGATGACTATCCTATGGATGGTGTCATCTGTACTTTCATGAGTGCCACGTTCAATAACATACTGGTACCTATACAAACTCAGATGTGTCCTACACCTACCTATCAACATCTTGGTTCGCAGGATATTTTAATCACGATGAAATTAGAAACTGTCGACGCCACATCTGCTCAGACTTTGCTCGGTATGTTTCAAAGAGCATCCATGCTGGTGCGCGAGTATAAGCTATATCTAGATACAGGATTTATTAAGTTGACCAATGGATTGGTGCAGCTCTTTGGGGTTAACTACGTAGTACCTATACAGGTAACGCCAGCAACAACAACTGAACCTGGACACTATGCCATCGAGTTAATATTAATGAACTATGATCGTTATCAACGTGAACTCGCTACAGCTAACGAGATAGCTACAGATAAGGTTATTGACTATTCTGACCCTAACCACGCACAACTAGAGATTCTAAATGGACAGAAAGTTGTTCAAAGCCTTCAATATTGCGAGATGCGTCCAGACTTAGAACTACCTAACAAAATAGAGTTAGCCCTAGCAGGTTTCCATGTGGATGTATCTGGCTACTTTGCAGATCCTGATTTTTATATTGATGTTAGAAGCACATCTATCTCTGAGATTATAGACGATGTATTTCAAAACGAGCTAGTAGCAACTACTACCGATCCATATGGTGGTGTGATGAAGGTCGCCTCCCCCATTGTTACTAATGGAGTAGCAGGGCCGATGGGCAATCCTACATATAACAACGTAGCCACCGGCATGAACAGTGATGGGCAGGCTGCAGTAAGTAGCAATGCGGCAGCATATGTAACTTACTATGGAGAGAACCCAGATGGTTCTACTGTATCCCCAGACAATGGTGCAGGCGCAGCGGTACAAGCATTGACGCCGTCAATTCCAAGCACAGGTGTTGATGATACAGGTAATCCGACAACAGCCGGATTTAATGTCATGTTTAAGACGATGGCTGATAAGTATAATATTCCCATTGGAATGCTTCAGGCTATTGCTGCACATGAGAGCGGTACGCAACAGTTCTGGCCAGGTACTTCCACTCCAATATGTACATTAGGCAACGGAAGCCATCTAAAAACAGCTGACATTAATGATGCTAGTATAGCAACTTGTACTGGTGTCGGTATCATGCAGAACAATTGTACCCAGCAGAGTCCGTCCATAGTCCACAAAATTGCCTACGATACCCAGTATAATATCGAACTTGGAGCATTATGTCTTGTCCAGCACTATCAGATGGTAGTAAAGGCTGGAGCCACAATTCCGTCAGCCTTTGATCAGAACCTTGGCATGTGGATTGCAGCTTATTATTCTTATGAGGGTTATCCAGCTGACTACTGGAACAGCAGCAACACTACAGATTCAGCGAAGTTAGGCATTCTTTATAGTTTATACGATCCTAATACGAAGTCCGGGTTCAAAGGATTTGGTTATTACTGTAATGGTGCAGCGGCAGGAGTTCCTTCTCTTGGTACTGGTACGGCGGACCCCACAAGTTCTTCAGGGGCTGTCGCAGAAGATGACGTGTCAACCTATTATACAGCAGTAAACGCAGATGCTGGAGCACCTATACCTGCTGACAATGGAGATCTATTCTATCGTTCTACGGAAGATATGCGCGTCACAGACTGTCGCGGTAGAATGGTCCGCGCCTTCCCATCATTCTTACTTGTGCTTGTTGACGAGGGCGCCTATATCAATGCCTACAAACTCCACGATAATTTCTATTCTTATTTTGCTATTAGTGAGATGCACGTCAACAAGAGTAGGAAGATTGCCGGAGACACGGCCACGCTCACTTTTATTAATGTGTTCCAGACATTGGATACTAGTCCATACGATGCATTCGAATACGCAGTGGATGATTGGACTGCAATCATTGATGATATCAGTAGTCTGTTTGTGGCGCCTCTAGCACAGCTAGAAGAAGAACGCAACCAAACATTTGATCGGTTATGTCTGTGTGCTGGTGCTAGGGTACATTTGAGGATTGGTTATGGGTCCGATGCTACCCAGTTCCCCATTCAGATGAACGGTTGCATCACTGAGATTGGCAGCGGTGAGAACATCGATGTGATTATCCAAGGTGACGGGATAGAATTGACGAGCAAGATTCCATGGCCACCCGGTACTACAACCAACCGAGGAGGATACCTTGGTTCATTGCTGGCTACAGGAGATACGCCTCGCCATCTACTCTACACGCTACTCACTTTGCGTGGTTCCTGGTGGAACTCTTTGCTCCACCGCATTGATGCCAAAATATATTCATTCTTTAGCTCTCAGTCACCAATGGGAATAGCTCACTTCGGAGATCTCGGAGAGGACATGTTGTTCTTTACGAACACGGCAGCAGAAGCCAATTCTGAGATCATGCAGAACATCTATCCTGGAAATAATCTGGCTACTATAAGTACGACACCATCGTCATCATCGCAGACTCCAGCTGTTGGATTTACGATGGGCGTCCCAGTATTTGATAAGGTATCTGCTACCTGGAATTTGTCTGCCACTATTGTTGGCAATGCAAATATTCCATTTAAGACATTTGGATTCTTGTATGGCGACTCAATACCAGATATGACAAGCCAAGTGTTCAACCTTGCTAGCACTGGTCTGACATCTAATGGTGTCACAATAACAGGATCGTTTAATGGATCCATAAATGATGTATATTATTTCTCTGCTTATATAACAGATTCTACTGATACTGCTATTGTATCTAACATAATATCGTCCCTGTCTTCTGCGAATACTGTACCAGTAGCACCTACGTCTATTATAGTAGGAGCAAAAGGAGAAGTTCCTGATACATCAGGACAGTCGAACACTACAGTTACTCCTGGCACATCCGAACAGAGTTTTGAGACAACTATCTTTGATAAGTCAGTATGGGATGTGGCACAGATCATGGCAGCCAGTGTCCCAGATTTTATCACAGCAGTGCATCCATTTGGTTTCAGGTCCACTCTGTTCTATGGCAAGCCATACTACGATCTTATCTATGATTACGATACCATAGACGTTACCAATAACACTGGTAATGTACTAACTAAAGCACAGATTAACTCAATCAGTGATCCTGCGGCAGATGCTAACACATATAGCAGTGGTCCTACAGTTGATAGAATAGGCCAGACAGTTGCTCAAATCAAGTCAGATAACGCAGTAGAAGAAGGAACTGCTACTACTGATGCTCCAGCCAAGACCATGATCAAGTTTAATCCCAAAGCAAAACCATATCGTCAGTATCATATCTTCAGCTCTGACTATGATCTGCTGAATAGTAATAACCTGATCGCTTCAGATAAGAACATGCATACCTGTGTAATTGGCATGTATACAGACAATAGTAATAATCCTCAGACAACGTCACCTGTCTATCTGGATATAAATATCTATCCAGAGAAGATGAAGACAGATATTGTCGACACTTCTCTTGCTTCAGGTGCTACTTTGTTCAAAGGCTGGCCAATATTAGGATGGGTAGTTAATAGTGTTAACTGGATCGAAAAGATTACAGGAGGAGCAGGTACTACAGTTGCCAATACTATTGCAACCTCAGCCTTAAAGCTAGATGTACAGGAGATGTATCAGGGCAGTTTCGATATCGTTGGAGATCCTAGCGTCAAGCCATATGATTCTTTCTATCTTATGGATACATATAATAATATGTCTGGCATGGCAGATGTCCGCGCTGTCACTCATCACCTGACTTTGACTACAGGGTTCGTGTCAACGATAGAACCAGATGTGTCGATCGTAATGGCTGATCCATATATGTCGCAGTCATGGGGACTGTTTGGTAACGTAGCTTGTGCAGTGTTCATGAAGTTAGCTATGACAAGTATAGGTAGGTTTTTCAAGTACAATGGAGCAACTCCTGCTCTTGCTGCTATACTTAACGCTGCTCGTTACGGCAAATCCAACCTACTGAAAGCAATTACATCAATAGGTAAGACAGCAGGAGCAGACGAGATAGATATCGCAATGGTTACCAAGACTGCCAACGACATTTCTGATATTGCTGGCAAAGGTAATGTACTTGGCAGTCTCAGTACGTTTCTACCCAAGCTTAGTAATGTTATTCGTGGAGTAGGTGCCTCAGGAGTAGCGGCAACAGAGGGAGACGCAGCAATAGGAGAGATAGTAGTAGGAGGACCAATTGGGCTTGCCCTGGTTGCTATCGAGTTCATCGGACTTACTATACTGTCGGCGTCTGTAGGAACATTACTGACTCGCTGGCTTGCAAACCGAATGGCCTTGAAGATATGTCTTTTAAAGAAGAACGGCCATGAGTTTGCTGCAGGCATTGATGGACACCGCGGGTGCGTGGTTGGAGACGCAGGAGACGCACTCACTACAATGTTGCAAACATCTTGGGGACAGGACCTTGCTCAGCTATTTGGAGTTAGTACTATTGGAAGTATGCCAGCCTATAATGCCCTAGATGGAGTAACACCCTTAGACCCAAGTGAGATGCTCAGCGACATTAATGATGCCATGGTAGACATATCATCTACCACTGGTAACGGAAGTGGTTACCAAACCCCTGCTCCTCAGGGGAGTGATAGTGGGGCACGAGCTCATGTCAATCTTACTTATTTTAAGAGTCAGAATGACACATCTCTGGCAACGCTTCAACAGGTTTTGGCTACCGATGGCGCCATAGGCCCTACCTGGATTAAGATGGATAAGTGGCAGAGCGCTTCAAGTATAAATCTAAATCTTTGCGACCAAACATTAGCAAACCCCTGGATCAGGAAAGCTACCTGGGATGTTCTCCAGAATGTAGGTAGAGAGTTTACAACGCAGATTGGTGCCACTCAGCCTAGCTGGTATTCGGTGTTAACACTCTCGTCTGCATGGAGAGGTCACGGTGACACTTCCCATGAGACTGGCTATGCTGTAGATCTTCCACTGCCAATTGCTTGGCAGGTACCTCAAGATGGCGGTCTATGGTATGGAAAAACTTATCCAAAACCTACAACGTCTTTATCTAAATCCGCTAATGATCAGGCTAGGCAATGGGTTGATACCCTAGTAAGTATCTTAATCAATAATGGAGCCTTAGAGATATTAGTTGGATATACTGATGTGCTTGGTAACATGACTCAAACGTATCCAACCGCTGATATTCATATTCTCTTGCCAGCGCATCTTACACATGTACATTGCATGCTAGGCTTGCCATCAAACATACCAACCAGCTAGGAGATAACCATGGGGATATTACAGCAAAGCCCAGTGGCGCAAGCAATCGCAGAAAAGATAGTCAATCCTGCGTTGGCGTCCCGGGCTCAAGGCACTTCAGGAGAAATAGTTAATTACTATGCTGCCTCTAATACTGCTGATGTAGAAATCTACGTCAAAGGTAAACGTATGCGTCAGTATGGATTGACCATGCCTCATAATGCTGGGACCATCGGATGTGATCCCGTTCAAGGCGATCAGGTATGGATTGAGCACCTTGGAGATAATCAGCGCAAACCATTTGTAATTATGAAGTTTGATTCCAATTACCAATATGCTACAGGTCAAGGCCAGCAGACAACTCAGCAGGCCTTAACCCCCAGCAACTGGGGGCAGTCTTAGATGTCATCACATAAGGTATCCATTATACACAATGTATGTTCTGGTGTAGTCAATAAACCATTCATCTTGATCGTAGCACAAAATATTTCCAGATGTGTCACGAAGCAATACAGCATATGAAGATGCATTGCCTACCGCTCCTCTATCATTTCTAAATGCAAAAGAGATAGTCGATCCATCATGCACTGGAATCGCACGTACACCAGAATTAAATCCACTAATATACTCGGGCGTACCGCTTTGCAGTGTTTGAAAATTAGCTCCACCTTCTTGATCGCCATTCCCATAATCTTTTGGGGAAGAAAGCTCAGATACTCCGTCCACGCTCGCAGAGAGATTACTTTCTTCTACGGCATTAGGAGCATTATACAAAATATCTATAGTATATTTTACGTTAGTATTTGCGACTATAGTTTGCGGAGTCGACGGAGTCATCGCAACTTCCTGCAAAGATTCGCCATCCATACCTTGACCGTTTGGAAGGTATTGAACTGAATATCTAGGATTTATAGAAGGCCAAGGACTACTGGCTTGAGTTTGTGGAACATTCACAACTAGCGTGTGGTTATCTGTACTAGCCTGGGAGGAACACCCTGCCATTACAATTGATAATATTAACACTGTTGCACAACTTGCAATCGATATCCATAATTTTACTTTCATCCTATCTACCCCCTTTGTTTCCCCAAGTTTAACATCGAGAGATTATTTGTCAATAGCACCGTCTGTAGATAACAACATTCTAAAGGAGTGTTTTCTCTGTTAGAAGAATCGTACTCTGGAGTTATGGAAGTCCACATGAGTCAAGAAGAGATGGCTCTATTCTATGAGACTAATACGATCCCCAGTATTGAACCACTCAACAATCAATACGTGTTGCTCTATCTCGATGAAAAATTATATGATGAGTATAAGTTTATTGATGGAAGTTATGTCGAGTTGGAGATCAGTTTATTAGATTCTCCTAATCTTGGTCGGCTCAGACCGAAGGACGTTCATCAAAGATGTCTTGTAGATGCTCTATTAAATGATCAGAGTGGCAATAATAATATCACTCTTATCAAGGGACATGCAGGAACTGGTAAGTCTTTGTTCTCTCTGCACTATTGCTTCCATGCGCTTGATAGAAATATTGTAGACAAGATCGTTATTATAACCAACCCCATGCCTACGAAGGGATCGTGGAGGATAGGTTCGCTACCAGGGACCATGGATGAGAAGCTGATGCCTACTTCAATAGGAAATATGCTGGCATCCAAGCTGGGAGATAAGGGGCACATAGCGGATCTGATTAACAAGAGACAGTTAGAAATACTTCCCTCTTCTGAGATCAGAGGATATGAAACTGGCAAGGTATGCCTATATCTAACAGAGGCTCAGAACTATGATATCTACCTGATGAAGTTGATACTTCAGAGAGTCGGAGACAGAACTAAAGTTATTATCGAGGGTGACTCCGACACTCAGACAGACTCTAGGGACTTTGAAGGAAGAAACAATGGAATGCGCAGAATCAGTGAAGTGTTCAGGGGCGAGAAGTTCTACAGCGAAGTAGAACTAAAAACTATTTACCGATCACCTATCGCAATGGTTGCCGATCAAATGTAAATGGGGGTTTTGCAATGGCACTTGGCATGGTCGATCTTAACGCCGCTATCCAACAGCAGATGCAAGGCACAGCTACTAGGGTGGGCACCGTTCACAAGAACGGTGCCAGCACAACTATTGAAGATGATGGCAGTATTGAAGGCCGAACTTCTAGCGGGATGGGCTTTCGTATCGATGCTACTACTGGTGTTGTCTCATTGGTTGGATCAGACATCCAACAATGGTGTACCACACTAGAGATTCAAGGATCTCAGGGATCCTCAATTGTTTTAAACGACAACCAAATCCAGCTTACTGATGTTCATGGTTCAAGCTTGACGCTAGATGTAGACCATATCATAGGACTATTTAACGGTGCCAAAGTTGAAGTCATGAATGATGGTTTGACTATTAACGTGACCAACAGCAGTGGAGACGGTATTGCAATTAGTGCTGACAGCCTGACAGCTTCTATGAATGGTTCCAAGTTTGAGCTCATGGCTGATGGGTCAACGCTCACAGCCTGCAATGGTGCTGGTATGGGTCTCTTTGTCACAGGAGAGACGACTACTGTAGTAGGTCCGAGTGGTTGTCAGGAAATACTATCTTACAACTCTGTCGATGGCAGAGTCATAACTATGGACTGCGATAAATTTGCATCCTAAGGGAGTGTCTATCAATGGCTTTCCAAGGTATTCTTAATGTGGCTATCGACAATCTTCTTAACTATATGTTTGGAGAGACAACGTTTGTTCTTCCAACAACGTTTTATATTGCTCTGTCCACGTCTACACCTACGGCAACTGGCGGTAATATTATAGAGCCTGCAGGTAATGGATACTCCAGAGTAGCATTTGTCAACAACACCACTAATTTTCCTGCTACTTCTACTGAAGTCTCTAAGAATAATACCCTTATCAGCTTCCCGCAGGCAAGTGGCGCATGGGGTACTGTAACCAATGTCTGTATCTTCGATGCCCCAACCGGTGGCACGTGTTGGGCAGTTGCTCCACTCACTGCACCAGAGGCCATCACCACAAACATGACCTTGCAGTTACCGATCGGTAACCTGCAGATATCTATGACTCAGGGCACTGGTCCTCAGGGATTTACTAACTACGCAATCAATGCTCTACTTAGCTATCTATTTGGACTGACAGCAATCTCACTGCCTGCAAACTGGTACATTGCTCTGTCTACTACAGTTCCAACTGCATCTGGTGGTAACTTTACTGAACCAGTAGGCAATAGCTATGCTCGTGCCACGGTATTAAATAGCTCAGCATCGTTCCTTCCTGCTACGGCAGATACCGAAGAGAATACTGGAATGGTTTCCTTCAATTCAGCTACCGGAACATGGGGTAATGTAGTTTACATTGGCATCTGTGATGAATTAACCGGTGGTAACATCTGGGTGATCGTTCCACTAGCATCTCCAGTTTCGATCACTCTTGATATGACATTTGAATTGCCGGCTACTAATATGCAGGTCTCTATCACTCAGGGTTCCTGACAAGTAGGAGGAAACAATCTTGACTCAAACAGTTTTTGCTTCGTACATAAATGGTGATGGATACATGCCGGCCGATATGATGCAACGGGATGCAGACTGGGTAGTACCAGGGGTACTGGCTAGCGCAGACCTTCTAGTTACTGCACTTGGCGGCATGGCTGTTCAGGTGTCAGGATCTGCACAGGGTTCTGTTGGCGGCAATGCATGGCTACCAGGTGGCGTGAGATTTTATAATAGCGCACCTGCGACGCTGGCGATTGCAGCTAATAGCTCTGGCAACCCACGAATCGATCTTGTGGTGGCCGGTATAGATACCAGTGTTGGTAGCCCATATAATCCGACAGTGATAGTTATCACAGGAACACCAGCAGTTTCTCCGACTGTTCCTGCACCCATCAATACACTTACTCCATATATCCCTCTGGCACAGGTTGCTGTTGCAAATGGAACATCATCCATTGTGGCTGGCAATATCACGGACGTGAGGACCAGGGCAGGAATGTATACGCCTAACGGGATGGTACTCAGTGCCGTTGATCCTGGAACAGGTGGTGCTAACGTCTATATTGCCAATCCCTATCCTGCATTCACTGCCCTGACTGACATGATACCGATAGCTGTGAAGATAGCTACCACATCTACAGGCGCCTCAACCTTAAATGTAAGTGGCCTCGGTGCAAAGGCCATCCTTGATAGCTTCGGAAATGCAATCACTGCCGGTGGCCTGGTTGCTGGAATCATCTATACATTCAGATATAATGCCACTACATCAAGTTTTATTGTACAGGGTAAAGGAGGCGGTGGCACTGCGGTAGCCAGTCAAGTGCTGACTGGAAGTACATTCTCTAATAACTCAGGTGCAAACATACCTGGCACTATGCCCAACAATGGAGCTACTAGCTTCCCGCCACAGGCGTATGCGCAACTTATCCCAATCGGATACTACAATGGACTGGGCCAAGTGCCTAGCGTTACTGGATCAGCAACTACTGCAAATGTACTTACTGGATATTCTTTTTGTAGCGGTACCGGGGTGGGTCAGTCAGGTACTATGGTTAACCAGGCAGCAAAAAGTTACACGCCTTCAACGTCAGTACAAACAATCACTGCTGGTTATTACAACGGTAGTGGTACGATTGCAGCAGCTACACTTGCAACAGGTACGGCAGCCGCTGCTCAGGTTTTAACTGGCTATACATTCTCCAATGCTTCTAGTTCTGGCATATCTGGCACCATGCCAAACAACGAGCAGGTAACAGCTACATCCATTGGATTAAACGCACCAGGAACACTTTATTCAAAACCGCCAATGGGATACTACAGTGGAGACAGCAACTGCTGGTTAGAGACATATGATGCAAACTTTACGGCAGCCAATATTTCTTCCACCTCAGAGGTCTTTGGTATATCTGGTTCTTACTACTCGCCACATGGAACACAGACATTCACTGGTAATGGAACTTTCACAGTCCCTGCTGGAGTCAATCAGGTTATTGCTTATGTTGTTGGTGGTGGTGGTGGAGGTGGCTGGGGTACTACATACGGTGCTTTCGGCGGTAATGCAGGTACTGAGGCTCTTGTAATTATTCCAGTGTCTCCTGGACACGTTCATACTGTAACAACCGGTACTGGTGGAGCTAGCGCTACCACAAAAGCGCATAACGGAACTGCAGGTACAGCATCATCAATAACTGGAAATGGTGTAACAGTATCTTGTCCCGGTGGAGCTGGTGGTTCCGATGCTGTACTAAGTGGTTATCCTCCTGCGGCTAGTGGTGCTACTGTTAGTGGGGCGACTGTAATACTTACTTCTACGTCGTACTCTAATGGTTGCGGCTATAACTCTAATGGTTGCGGCCAATTAGCTACAATTCTTTCAACAGTTGTAGGTGGTGTAAGTGGCGGTAGCTGTTTAGCAGGCGTTGGTGGTGGTGGTGTGACTTCTAGTGGTGCAGTAGGTCTTGGTGGCGGCTATGGTTGGGGTAACGGTGGCGGTGCTAATGCAGCTGAAGGCCCTTTTTCCGGTAGTGTTGGTAATGGAGAAGTAATATTTATTTGGTAGCGCCGTAAAACCCCGACCTTTAGGCCTGGGAATCCCCTGGCTTCAGTCATGGGGAGAAGTCAATTGGTAGTCACTAAAGGAGCGATGTTAATGCTTTCTTATTGGTTTCAATACGACACCATTACAGGAATACTATACGGTGACTTTTTACAAGAGGAAGCCCCTTCTTCAAGCATGGGTCTGATAGGGCCATACCCCCAAGACACAGCACCTGCAGATGTGATATGGGCAACAGTTTTCCCAGGTAGATATCTTGTACAGAGCGGTATTCTTGTAGAGCAACCCTACTTTAACCTGGTAGTAACTGCAGGGACAAACATATCCACTGTTACTGCCACGCTGTGTAACTCACCAGCGACTCCTCCGACAAGTGTAACATTTACAGTAGCCGGTTCGAGTCTCGTAGAGCAGATCGTCAACGGAGTGGCTAAGCTTACAATAGGTATTCATCCAGCAATAGCACAGCAGCTAATAGATATAAACATCTCGGCTATTGGCTGTATGAATAACCTGGCTCAAGTTGGAGGTTTTGCTCAGGAGATTGGATTGCAGCTAGTAACATTGAGTGGCGTACCTACTGTGTGCCCAACAGGTCCAGGTAGTGAGGCTTTCTTAGATAGCTTTTATTATAGCGACATGGAGCAACAGATAGGCCTTGAGGCTGTAGCTATGGAAACCACACTTAACATGAACCTCTTGCTTGGCAAGATTATCCCAGCTCTGATGCAGCCCACCTATACTCCGATTACTCTTACTCCTACTGAGACAGCTGCCTTTGCAGCCATACAGTCTCAGGTGCTACCGTATCTACCATATACCTTAGCAACTATACCTCAGTCGCTTATCACTGTAATGCAGGGTGTCAATGTGCAGGGATCAGAATCAATTATGCAGTTTGAGAAAGACTTAGCAACTATACCGAATCTAGAATAATAGATATGCTTGGATGCCAGCATATTAATCACCACGGCGCATTGATAGGTGGTGCAACAACATAGCTAACGGTTTCTTTTTTCCATTGACTTTCGAACTTACATTTAATCCTGCATCAGGCGCCGGTGTTGCTATTTCAGGCGGTGCTGCAACGGCTTATGTCATAGTATCTGAGATGATCTCAGGGGTAACTACTTCATTTGGGACAGTTACTGCCAATATACTGATTCCTGTAGTAGCTGTCGGAACATCTATATCTAATGGTAGTGTCGTTGAAGAGATTATAGTTACAGATATGGCTACTGCACAATCTGTATCATATGGCATAGCAATAGCAAATGTAGTTGTGGTATCTAGCATATCTAGTGCGACTGTAACGAATGGCGTAGCTATAGCAAATGTGCTTGTTGAAGATAACATAGCCGCAACTTCTATATCAGATGCTCGAGCTACTGCCAATATCATAGTAGCATCACTTACTCTTGCAGAGTCCATAACAGGTGGCACTGCAACGGCCAATATAGATCTGGCATCCTCTGCTCTCGGATCTTCGGTGTCTGGTGGCAGTGCAATGGCATATATAAATATTATCGCCAATACTACAGGATCTTCTGTGACATTGGGTACTGCCTCTGCCAGTATTATTGTTGTGGCAGAATCAATAGCAATGTCGATCTCGTACAGTTCTGTTACAGATCGCATTGTTGAGCAAGACCAGGCCAGAGCTGTATCTATTTCGGAGGGTACTTCCACACCTAACGTAATTGTTATTGTTCGTACCATGTCGCTTGCACGTGCCATGGCAAGGATTGTAATAGAGCCACCAATTACATCCATGTCGATCTCTGGCGGTAATGCTACTGCTAAGATATTGTCAACAAGATTAGTATCTGCCATCTCAATAACCAGGGCGTCAGCTACAGCTAACACTGCTTCTCCGTCTACGAAGACTGGCGTTGGTGCAGCGTCTTCAATTACCAGGGCAAAATCTACAGCAAAGATTATTGCCCCAAATAATGTTACTACGTCATTGTCGACTGGGGCACTTACTATTATAGGACCCAGTGGATGTCAGCTCGTATTCACGAATGATCCGATCAATGGTCGAGTTATTGTAGCCAACTGCGATAAGTTTGTGGCCCCTGGCCAGTAAAGGAGAGTAACAATGGCCGATTTATTATTGACCAGTCTAGGTGATATTACCATAACTGATGGAGATTTTGCCATATGTTCAACAGATGCTATCGAGGACAGTCAGGTGATTATGGCCAGGATTGAAACCAATTCACCTGACTGGTACTGTCACCCAGAGTTAGGCGCTAATTTTGAAGACTTACGTGGTCAACCATCTTCTCAATCGGTAGGTAACAAAGGTGTTGATAGTATTATAAACACATTGACTGTGGATGGATATTTTTCTACCAATGATCTAACAGTCACTGCAATACCAGAAGCTGGTGCGATTAACTTCTTCGTGGTGGCAGATGACAACACGAACGGACCAGTAGTCTTAAACTATAAACTTTCTTCGTAAGGAGAATATAATGATTACTTCTTATATGGGCTATAACGATCTGATGACGGATGCTCTGACAAGTTTACAGAACACCGGACTTCCTATCTATGCAGGCAGCATTGCCAGTTCTCTTATTGAAGTGCAAAATCAATTCCTGGCCACCTACTATAATACCCTCGATTTCAATCTAACGATGGCGTATGTATCAACCGCTTCTGGTTCGTTTCTGGATCTGATCGGAACTCTTGTAAATTGCAAGAGGCAATCTCTTGAGTCAGATACCGACTTCCAGTATCGTATCGTTCACCAGACAGATACGCTGGCTGCGGCCAATCTTACCTCATTAAGAATTCAGATACTCAGTGTGTCTGGAGTTCGCGATGTTATCATGCAGCGGTTCACTGCCGGTTCAGGTAGCTTTAGTATAGTGGTAATACCAGTTGTTGCAGGCGCAGTAAGCACAGACTTACTTGCCTCAGTGCAAGCTGTCATAGACGCACAGGAGGGATATGGTATCAATGGACAGGCTCTATATGCAACCATGGTACCAGTTGATATCTCTATTCAACTAACTCTGAATGGTAACTCCAATGCAACGTCAGTAGCAGGTCTCGTGCAGCAGGCTGTATGGAACTACATAGCGAACTTGGATGCAGGTGATACTCTTGTCTATAACACTATCATTCAGACAATCATGAATGCGAGTACCAGCATCAGCAACTGTAGTATAAATTCTTTTGATGTAGGAGAATTGCCTGTACCCCTACAGGACCAACAGTCTGCGTGGTATGAAGTATTTTATCCAGAAAGTATTTCTGTATCGTAGTGTAAAAAGTGTACTTTTTGACTGTCCTTTAATAGTAGAGAGATAAATATCGAAGGAGATTTCTATGGCATTAGGAGTAGATAGTGCTTCCTCACTTGCAAGTATAAATTGGCAGAGCTTCTATAACTGGGATGGATCTTACCCTACATATGCAGGTCGTTATTTTGGCGGCAGTTTTAGCTGGGTGCCAGGGGAGTTCATAGCTGCAATGAAAGAAACTGGTGGCATACTAAATAAGATTGTGCCTATCCAGTCTTGTATAACTGGCAACGAACAGGCTACAGGTGCTGTAGGCTACAACCTCGGAAAGACCGATGCTATTAATACATGTCTAAGTATTGTGTCTGCTATCAATTCTGGCCAGTTGGTTATTCCTCCTTCAGGTAGTGTCTATGTATACCTGGACGTAGAGATGGGTGTAAATCTTTCTGTAGACTATTGGGCTGCCTGGTCTAGTAATATCTTCAACTATGTAATGAATGGCAACTGTCCATTCTGGCCATGCATCTATACATGGTATGGAGCACAGCCAAACGGAAAGTTCTCTCCAGGTGAATCTGTTCAGAATGTTCTGAACTCTGTATATACGACTTACCCAGATCACGAGAGTCTGTGTTACGGCTTGTGGTCTAATGAACCGGAACCAAATGCATATATCGCAGCCAAGGCAAGTCCATCATGGTCAGTGTTCAATCCCGTTTTCCAAAAGACACCCGGGGCAAGTAAGCCAGTCCCTCTCCTGTTGTATCAGTTTGCTGAGAAGGGAACCAATACTGCATTCGCTGGAGGCCAGAACCTGGACCTAGATAGTGATAACAGCGGTATCACGGTAGCTCAAAACTATATGCTCACGATAGCCTAATGGAGGTCAAAATAGATGGATGGAATTATCGTTCAGTTAGGAGAGCAAGACATCCTCAACTGTTATTTTCGCGGGGCTGCACTGCCCACTGGGTTTCAATTACTACTCTGTGACTATGAGGTCGGACCTGGTGACACCTTGGCCACACTGGTTGGTGAGCCGGTCGGCAATGGATATGTAAGACAGATGTTGACACCAGACACTGTAGGATGGCCCACTGTGGCCCTTTCTGGCGGTAGCTACATGGCAACATCAGCACCGGTAACTTTCAATGCGACTGGTGGAACATGGGGTCCTGTAATTACCTGCTGCCTTGCAACGCTAGGCCTGGTCGTTCCTAACGGATTGACACTCACAGTCGAAGGACTGACAGGCGCTTCTACCTACGAATACGTAGTCACAGCTCTTTCAGAATATGGAGAGACTCTGGGATCTACACCTGTGCAAGTAGTAAATGCCAATGCCAATCTCAGTAGCTATGACTCTATTGAGCTTGACTGGAACAACGTAGCTAGTGCTGTTGCCTACAACGTTTATCGTACTGCCAGCAATGGATCTGGAACGTCCTCCAGTACCGGTCAGATTGCAACTGTAACTTCCAGTACCTACACTGATACCGGCGTTACAGCTAGCAGCATATCACCTCCGCTCGTGGATACTTCTGGCAAGCTGATCGATGCCTACGCACTTGACGATCCTACTACACTAAATGATGGCGAGAGTATGAATGTTACTGTGAACTTTTCGATTGGTAGTTAAGGAGGAATATCTTTGTCTAATATTGCTACTAGAATAAATGATTTTATAGATAACAACACTCCGAGGAGTGCTAATGGCCGGGCACTGACTCATCGTACAAGTCACCCCGGCCTTGACGATCTCAGAATGACTGCTCCGCACCTAATGGGAACTACCGCCATCCCCAATCAGAGTTACAATGCTGCTGTTCTTTTAGCAGCAGATCCTGATGCATCTATTGCTGATCAAGGTCAGCTTGGTATCTGCAGTGCTAAGAGTTGTTGTAATGGACCACTTGTAAAGATAGCTATTGACGAAGGTAAGTATAAAGAACCCTTCTCTGCATTCTTTACCTACTCGCTAGAGAATTACTATGGTGGAGATCCCGGCAGTGCTGGTGCAGACTATCAGACTCTCGGCAACGTTTGTAAGACATATGGTTCAGTAACAAACTCCATCATGCCAGACAGTGGACAGACGACCGATATTAATCTGCCCCTTCCTTCTCTAGCCTTAATGACTGAGGCTACCAAGTTTAAGACGCCAAGTTATTCATGGCTGGTTCAAGTGACTGATGATACTAGGTCGCAGGCCAGTGTCGATGCTATCTGCGCTGCGCTTGCCCAGGGCTATATTGTTCTATTCGGCATTATCGTTTGTGAAAACTTCATGGATGTAACTGGCCCTAACTGTGTTATCCCGATTCCTTCTGGCGATGTTTTAGGACTGCACTCAATTCGCATCATCGACTACAATTACACAACTCGTCAGTTCCTGATGTACAATACCTGGGGTGCTTCCTGGGGCGATAATGGTGCTGCCTGGATGAGCTTCGACTGGGTAACAGAAGGAACTACCCTTAGCAATGCATCCATAAGACACGGAGAGAAACTTGCAGCTGCTTTGGGCGATACAGATACCTGGTGGTATGTCAATGATGCCTTCATCCTAATGGGATCGAATTCTCCTATCCCATCCCCTATTCCTGTTCCGGCTACACCAGTTGTCAAAAGTATTGTTGTAACACCAGAACTTGATACAATAGAAGTTGGAGCCACGGCACAGCTAAAGGCAATAGCGACGATGAGCGATAATTCCTTAGAAGATGTAACTGATATAGTTAACTGGCAATCATGTGATCTAGACGTAGCCAATGTATGTGAAGGACTCGTTACCGGTATATCCCCAGGGGTGTCTAAGGTAGACGCCGAAGATGGTATGATATCTTCTGGTGCTACTATCACAGTGACTGCTGCCCCAACTCCAGCACCTAAGCCTGTTGGCGTAACCTATGTGATCAATATGCAAGTAGGAGCTCCTACGTTTACAGCAACAGTTGGTAACATCACCAAAGGTTATACATTCTCAGCTCCTACAATTGACAGCGCCGGAAGGGCAACTGCAGAGATCAGCCCGCTCTTCACTGCGCTTGGTGCTATTGTAAATTACAATGCTGCCACGAAGCATATTGCTATCATCGAGCAAACTTCTGCAGGTGTAGAGTTTGAGATTGACATGGCAGTTGGTAGCCCTAACTTCAGCACACTGATTAATAAAACAACTGCTGATTGTGAATTTTGTATAGTCCCTTTCATTGATAGTGCTGGTCGTACAGTTGCAGAGATCAGCCCAATCTTCCAAGCAATCGGAGCAACTGTAACCTATAATGCAACTACAAAACAGATAGTTATCTGTAACTAGAAGGTGGACAATAATGACACAGCCAGCTTTCCCTGAAAGTCCTAACGTTTCATGGCCTCCTGCACCACCTAACAAAAATAATATTACATCTGTGACAAATGACCCTATGAATTATCTGAAGGTCATGAGCACTACCGTGCTTGGCGCCAACGTCACCTTCACGTGGCCTTCGGTCAATAGGTTTGCTACCGCTCCTCGCGGAGATGTTGTAAACCTACCAATAGAAGCGTGGGCAGTAGTCAAGTCCGATCAGGCAGGTACACTATACCTTCAAGAATCTGAAGACCAAATTACATGGACCAATACCATGACTCAGGCAGTGACCGCTAACAAGACTTTTAGTCCTGCACCAGATACATTCACCAAGCAATATTACCAGTGGCAGTATGTTAATGGTCCAGTTGCACAGACGACATTCACACTCTTAGTTGGATAGACGAGGGATACTGTGGCTACATACACCAGCAACTTAGGATTAAAAATAATAGCTGGTCTGAGTATAACGTGTCTTAAGTACACACGTTATACTCCGGCTACAGTACCTCCTGGTTATGAGAGTTACTATGCTCAGCTTGGTGGTAATGCCAGCACAGTAACCCTATCTGGAGATTACCTTGCGTGTCCAGTCACTCTCTCCATAGTGCCGCAATTAGCTACGGAACAGATCATGGTAACGCAGATCCGTAAGGAGACTGTTCCTGCGATCGATGTTAGCAATAGTAGAACATACTATGACCCAAGAGTGACGGATATCATCTTCAGTTTCAGTTCGATCATTCCTGCATTTAATGTGCAGTTAGACTTGAATAGTATTTTCCTTCCTATCAATATTGGCAGGATGGAGATCATGATTCTCCACAATGGACAATGGGATACTATGGACAGCCAGATATCTGATGGTGTCATCAGTTTTGCAGCGACTCCGGGTACCTATGCTGTATGTCTCAATGTCTATGCATACTCTTCATTGACACAGCGCATGGCTAATCTTCTGCCGTCATGGATGGCCATTAGAACTAATCCATCTTCTACTGGCCAGCAGTTCTTAAACTACTTCGGCGTTGAACTTGATGACGTAAATGGTTACCTGGACTGGACATTAGGAAACTTCTTTATTGGCAGTGCAGATACTAACATGCTTGATCACGCATACCGTGGAGTATTCCCTACCAATATGCAGCCAGGCCAGCCGGCAAAAGTTATTGGCAACGATCATCAAGTTGCTATCATCACTGATCAATATGAGTTTATGCGCTCCAATAGTCAGGTTGTTTTGTTTGATTACGTAAATGGACTTATTCATACCAAGGTGCCGTACCAGGGATATCTACTCGTAGTCTATAACAACCATGAGTACACAGTAGACCTTGCCTATCATCAGGTATGGAATGCCTTTGATGAGTTTGCTTTGTTGCTAGGTGTTACACGTTGGTCAGGCGAAGCCAACTCTGATCTACGTGAACGAATTCTAGATGTCTTCAGGTATCCGGCCAATGCTACGCAGCTTGGCCTATATCAATCCATAGGACGTTCGTTGAATTTTGTTCGGCATGCTACCTGGCCAGACGATAGCGTGAACTTTGTTATCCACGATCACAGTATCATTGATGGTACCGTACTTGTGGATGGAGTTCATGCTTCTATTGTTAGACTCTAACCAATAAAGAGGTGTAAGTTATGTCAGCGTTTGGAGTTACGATTCCTAGTAGTGGTCCAGTTGTGACAAGTGTCACGCCATCCTATGGACTAAATACTGAGATTACATTAGTAACTATCACTGGCTCTGGATTTTCTGGTGGTACCATTCATGAAGATACTAATGATGGGACACCTAAACAATTTCAGGACCCAGATGATTCAATATCTGTTTATATCGGGTCAACAGATATAACAGTCTTTACTGTTGTTTCAGACAGCGAGATAACAGCAACCATACCAAGCAGCTCTGGATCTGTGGGAGCTCAAGATATAATCATAACAACATCCGCTGGAGCGAGTGTAACATCTACTAGCGATCAGTTTACCTACTTCCCTCTCGGCCCATCGCCCAACTACGGAGTGACAACACCTAACCTGCTTAGGGACGGTGCTCCACTCTACCAGGGTCAACCTCCACAACAATCCTGCGGCCTGGTACAGGTACCAGACGGAACAGTATATTTCATTACTGAGATTCATGTATGTAATACGACTACGGCTTCTGCAACCTTCTCTCTCTATAAGGTTCCAGCTAGTGGGACTGTCGGTGATGATAACTGCATCTATTGTAGCATCGACGTTGACCCTAATGCATCCTATCCGATCCAGCATACTATGTGGATGTTGGGTGGGGAAACATTAGTTGGCTCACAGAATACCCCAGGAGCAATTACCATAACTGTGAGCGGAACAGTGGCGTCAGTACCGTCAGCGCCAGACGCCGGATAAGGAGGCATGTATGAAGTATCCCATCTATCCACCAGACATTAAGGGAATAGCTCCATTCCGCGTGCCCTCTACAAAGATCATGGTAGATCCTTCTGATCCTGGCCGCATAGGAGCTAAGTCATACAATGCATTTAAACCAATTCTCTCTGTGAAATATTTTGTTCACTCTCCAGAGATTCCTCTGTTGAAGTATAGTATGTCCTTTGTAAATAAAGACAAGACATTTTATCTGCCGCCATTGTTTCATAAAGCTCAGGAGACACAAGTACTTAACGAGAGTATGACTCTTATTCAAAAGCATAAAACATTTTATACCCCACCTCTCTTTTCCAAGTTTCAAGAGAGCAACAATTCAAAGATTACGCTTGACGTTAGGGATACAGAAGGGATTACTTTTCTATCATCCCTGACACGAGATTTGGAGTCATCTTCAACATCTATCTGTGATGTTTATACTAGTCTTGATGGCTCTACCATCAGTGCTTTTTTTGATGACTCTATGGCTGTCGCTCCAGCATCACCGGCAGGCTTTATAGTTGCCGTGAATGGTAACAATGCTGCAGTCACAGCAGTAGTCCAGAATGTCAATAACAATCACGAGTATGACTTAACTTTAGATACACCAGTTGAACAAGGACAGACAGTAACATTAAGCTATAGCTCTGCTGCAGGTGTACAGTCCCTTGGAGGAGTAGCACTTGTTAGTTTCACCAACGTAGAGGCAGTTAATAATGTGCCCTATGCTGGAGGGATAGACCAGTACACAACGTTACTACTTCATTGCAACGGACCAAATGGTTGTGTAATCTTCTCTGACTCATCACAGAGTCAACATATTATTACAGCTTCGAATGGAGCCCAGACAAGTACGACCGAAGCAGAGTTCGGAACATCGTCTGCCTTCTTCAATGGAAGCAACTCCTATCTGTCTACTCCGTCCAGTGACGATTTTGTTTTTGGTACATTAGATTTCACTCTGGATGCATGTGTGTATTTGAATGCCATGCCAGCAGAAGATAGTTGGCCAGGTAGTTGGTCTAGCTGTATGCAGGTCCTTGGAGTTGGCACTCCCGGCCTTGGAGATGGCTGTGAGATTGTTCTAGGCGCAACCCAGATAATTCTGCAGAGCAATGATAATGAGATTATTCATGGTCCTCATGGCATCAGCACTGGAGCATGGCATCATGTTGCAGTAACAAACAATGAGGGTACATTTAGATTATTTGTTGACGGAGTGATAGTGGCAACTGCTACATTCTCTGGTTCGATGGGAACGGGAAGTAATTTTTATCTTGGGTCTGAGACTGGCCAAGGAGCGTGGCTCAATGGATATATAACTGAGGCCAGAGTTTCTAGGGGTATCGCTCGTTGGACTGCTAACTTTACTCCACCGACAGAGCCATATTATAGCTCCTCCCCACCGGTTGTTTCTAACGTAAGCACAAGCACAGATGGTAGTACTATTGCTGTAGTATTTAGCAAACCTATGGACACTGTGCCAATGGCACCAGCAGGGTTCACTGCAACAGTAGCAGGCAGTGCAGTCTCTATTGCATCCATTGCTTTTGATAGCAATAATAACAGCAATAATGAGTATGTCTTAACCCTGGCTACTCCGGTTGATGGGTACAATCAAACAGTGACATTGAGTTATGACTCAACAGCAGGCGTACAATCACAGGATGGGGTAGCTCTCGCTAGCTTCTCTAACTTGACAGTAACTAATGGCATGCCCTATGTCAGTCCCGTCGATGAGTACACTACGTTGATGCTTCACTGCGATGGCCTGAATGGCGGCACTACCTTTTATGATTCATCTCCATCTCCTAATGTTGTCACTGTTAATGGTAGTGTATGCACAGACACTAGCACTAAAGAGTTTGGCACAGCGTCAGCCTCTTTTATTGGAGGATATGGGAATCTATCGATTCCTGGCAATGCTGGTTTTGACTTTGGTGTGGGTGATTTCACCATTGAATGCTGGCTCAATACAGAGAATGCAGTATCTAATAATACTATCTTTGCTTATGGTGGCGATGGTAGCGGTTCAGGAGTTTATGCTTTCAGGAGTGCATGGAATGGTAATGTACCATCATTCGGATTCGATCCTGGTTCCAGTGGTCCAGGTATTATTCTTTCTGTTCCAATAGCAATTAATTCCTGGCACCATTTTGCAGTTGCCCGAAACAGCGATATTCTGTACATGTTTGTTGACGGTATCATTGTGAGTATTTTAAACATTGGAACTTATAGTGTACCTATTCCCGGCAATTACACATTCTATGTCGGCTCCAATGGAGGATATACTGGAGGATGGTTCTGGGACGGGCATGTAGACGAGTTCCGCGTCTCTAAGGGTATCGCTCGTTGGACAACCAACTTCACACCGCCGTTGGCACCATACCTGTCATTATCGACAGTTAACACCAATCAGATTCCAATGACAATTGACAACACAAGTGGTCCGGCTCTGAGTGCATATCAGAATATGATCTCTATTGACACAACAGACTTGATCAATACAGGCAAGATGCGCTCTGACTGTGGAGATATCTACGTAGTAGATTCTGATGGAGCCACTCCATTGCCTTTCTGGATCAACCCTATCACAGTTAATACTCCGACCACCATGCTTTATGTTAAACGAGATATGGCTGCCGGAGAAGTTGCGACAATCTATGTACAGCATGGAGATCTA